TCAGCTTCCAAGTGCGGTTTTGATGGCCGCCGCCGCGTCGCCGCCGTCGAAAGTTGTCACCCCGGCGATCCATGGCGTGACGGCGTCGGGATTCTTCTTCAGCCAATCGGTCGCCGCTTTATTGGCGTCGGTGCCCTTGAGGATCGCGTCCATCATCTCGCCTTCCATGTCGAGATTGAACTTCAGATTGGTGATGAACTTGCCGACATTCGGGCATTCGGTCGTGTAGCCCTTGCGCACATTGGTGTGCACGGTCGCGGCGCCAAAGCCGGAATCGCCCATGCCGTCGAGATAGGCGATCTTCATGGCGCCCATGACCGGATGCGGGGTCCAGCCGAGGAAGACGATCCACTGCTTGTCCTTCATCGCCTGCTCGGCCTGCGTCAGCATGCCGGCCTCCGACGACTCGACCAGTTCGAAGCCGTCGAGTTTGTTCTCCGGCTTGGTGAGCATGTCGAGGATGATGCGGTTGCCGTCATTGCCCGCCTCGATCCCGTAAATCTTGGAATCGAACTTGTCCTTGAACTTGCCGATGTCGGTCAGCGTCTTGACGCCACCTTCGGCCACGTAATCCGGCACGACAAGACCATAGCCGGCGCCCGAAAGGTTCTCGCTTACGGTCTCGACCGACCCTTCGGCGGTATAGTCCTTGATGTCGTTGGTCATCGACGGCATCCAGTTGCCGAGGAAAACATCGAGGTCCTTGTTCTTCAGCGACGCATAAGTCACCGGTACGGAAAGCTGGATCACCTGCGGTTCGTAGCCCATCGCCGTCAGCAGGACCGACGCAACGCCGGTGGTCGCCTGGATATCGGTCCAACCGACATCGGACAGGCGAACGGTCTTGCAGCTTTCAGGATCGGCGGCAAAGGCCGCGCCGGTGGAGAGAACGCTCGCCAGCCCGATGCCGGCAGCGATGAGTTTCATACGCGACATAGACGATCTCCCATTTGAACTTTTGGCGGACGATGATGTTATTTTTGCTATTTGCCAGCCAAACACCATTTTGATGTTGTTTCAAGCGGCGGCGCTATGCGGACGGCGGCGTGCGTTGGCCGATCAGCGACACGATTTGCGTGAATTCCTGCAGGCAAATCTGTAGCGCGCAAAATCGGTTGGCATGATCGCGCAAGTTCGGATGGCATCAATTAGACGCTCGACTTTAGCGTCAGCACGCTGTCTTCATCGGTGTCCAGGCTTCTCAAAACAACGCCGATTCTCCCCTGAACTGCCGACCCGGCGTCCATGGCAAGTGAAAAGTGTTGCCCGCCGGCTTCTTGCTCTCGCGATATGAGAAAGCCTGCTGACGCCATGCAATATTGGTCCACAAGCCGACGCAGCTCGTCGTCCATGGCACGCTCCTTCAAAACCGCCATTTGGCGCATTAATGTCGCCAGGTCGGTGTCAAGATCTGCGCCGAGCATCGATCGGCCCCAGACGCCGGATTTCCTATTTTCCAGCGTATGATGGTGATGTGCCCTGCCGACCAGCCTTGCGTAGTTGGCGGCAGACTCCTGTAAGGACAGGAGCGTGGACCGCTGGAACTCGATCCGACGCAGCTTGGTGCTTTCCATCCGTTGTTCGTGTCTTGAGGCGCGTTCGCGCGCTGAGCTGCGCTGGTCAGCGAGATAGTCGAAGAGCCCTTTCAGACCTATTCCGAGGATCAAAGTGACAACGGGAAACCAGACCGATGCATCAAGGCCCAAGATGTTCATTGCGTTCTCCCGCTACACCAATGTTCCTTTCGGCCGATCCATTGCCTGGCTAGGCCTGCATCGACCAACGTGGCTCCTACATCGCGTCCGTTGACCCACACGAGCGCCAGGGTTCGGCCGAAGCGGTCTTTACCTGTTCTCGTGATCTTGAACGGCTGTTGAAGCAAACGGATCAAGCCTTCGGTCGCGTGCTGGGCAAGCCGGCGTTCGAAAGCGCAGGGCGCGTCTTTCTCCGGCGCGTCGATATCGGCGATCCTGATCTTTTCGCCTTTCCACCAGAATGTATCGCCATCAACGATGCAGCTTTTCCTTAGGCCTGACGCGCACAGGTCAATTGCCTTTGCTTCGCCCGCAATCGAGAATACGGCTAAAACACGGCTAAAACGGCCTTAGTCATCGTCGCTCGTCAGCGTCTCGCCGTGCCGCAATAGATCGAAAAAGAACTCAACGTCTGCCGCAAGGCTAAGAAAATGGCCTTGCTGCAGCTCGGCTCGTGTCGAGCTGGAGGCCAACTCCTTTATGGCTTGAATTCGTAAAACCATGTGTCGCAGTTCGATAAAGTCGTCAGCATTAGCGTAACTCGCGACCCTGTTCGGATAACTTTCAAGAGCACTCTCCGCCTGCCGCCTGCGCCGATTAAATACTTCAACGATGGCCCTCAGGGTCCGCATCCCTCTCATGTCATCGAAGGGGGCTCGAATTTGCATTACATTGCCTTGATCGTCCCCAAACGTCATCGGACCCTTAAGCTTGTTGTCGGAGAAATCGAACAACCATCGTAATCGCGTCTGAATTTCCTTATCAACCTCCTGCGCCTGCATCATGGCCGTCTGCTCGCCGATGAATTTTGCCTGGCTGCGGGCCTCCGCGGCCTGCTCGGCCGCCACCTCCCGGGTCGCCTTCAGCTCCTGGCGCGTCAGCTCCAGTTCCTGCCGCTGCAGCGCCAGCTCCTGCGATTGCACCATGGTGGCGACGAAGAGCCAGAGAAAGGCGAGCGGGGCGAAGATGCCAGCGAGGAAATCGCCGGCCTCGTTCGGCGACATGGGGTCTTCCCAATGGATCAGGCTGGCCGGACCGTGCAGAAGCCCGGAAATGCCGAGGACCAGCAGATAGAGAGCCGTGAGGACGAATCCGAACACGCCCCAGCTCCAGCGTTTGCCGGATTTATCTTCCATCCCCGAACCCTCATGCCCGGCGTCATCTAAGCAGTTTTGCCGAAGGCGCGCCACATGCCGATTCAACGGTGATCGGCGGCATGGGCAGCCTTGAGAGTTCGCCACGCATACGCCGCAGCCAGGCTGACCACTCCGTTGCCGGCAGCGAGGGCGCGGTCCATCCGATCGGCCATCCCATCAGCCAGTCCGAGAAGTTCGGGTTGAAGATCAGGTCGCCGGGCGAGTACCGCGTCCCAGCGGTCAAACTCAAATGGAGCGGGAGCGAACAAGGGTAGTGCATCGCCGTGAAGCGGATCGCTCCGCAGGCCTTCATCAGCAGAAACAGCATGCTCCAGGCCTTGGCCACCTTGCCAAGCGCCACCTGGCTGCCGATCTCGGCCGGATCGTCGCGAAAGCGCAGACCGGCCTGTGACAGCTCGATCTGGACTCGGTTCGAATAGAGGGTCCGCATCGGCGTGGGCCAATATGAAGAGCCGACGCCGTAGGTGGGACGCGCCAACTTCGAGCGCCGAGAACAGGCCTGCTTTGACCGCAAAGCCCATACACCGAAGATCTTCGCAAACCTCGGCGGCGCCCAGATCGAGATGTCCTTCGACGTTTTCGAAGAAGCACCATTCAGGTTCGACCTCGCCGACGATCCTACGGATGGACGGCCATAGGTGCCGTGGGTCGGCCGCGCCTTGCCTGCGGCCGGAAAACGAGAACGGCTGGCACGGATATCCGCCAGAGACGAGATGAACCTTGCCACGCCACGGGCGGCCGTCGAAGGCGACAAGGTCGTCCCAGACAGGCGCGCGATCCATGGCCTCGTCTTCCATCCGGGCCACGAGGGTGGCCGCAGCATAGGCTTCCCGCTCGACGAAACAGACAGTGCGGTAGCCGGGTTCTGCGATATGGAGGCCGAGCTCCAGGCCGCCAACGCCGGCGCATAGGGCGATGCCGGTGAGTTCGTCATTTCCGGGGGAATATAGAGCCACACGATTGATCCCTTTCCTGACGCTCCTGGCGTTCGGATTGGGGCTCGTTCGGCCTCAAATGATTGATCACGCCGCAACGGCGGCACTTGATCTCGATTGCGCTCGTAGCGCCGCTGGCGCGAAAGAGCAAGGCCCGGCATTTGCCACATCTGATATCCTTCATTCCGACTTAACCGCAGGTCAGCCACACTCAGCCCGCCCTGCAGGGCAACGGGTGCGGCGGTTATCTCTGGTCATCGTCGGGCGGGGTTGGTTTGGCGATCGACCCGCCGCCGGTGCTCCTCCTTGGCGGGAGGCGCACCGGCCATCCGTCAGCTAGAAATAGGTGATGACGACCACCTGGCCGGGGCCTCCCGCTCCACCGTTACCGCCATTGCCGGATTGGGACGCACCGCCGCCGCCGCCGCCCTGGCCGGGCGAGACGCCGGCGCCTCCAGCACCGCCATTGCCGGACACATTCGAGCCGCCGCCACCGCCATCCGTGCCGCTGCCGCCCGAGGCCGCGCCGCCGCCGCTGCCGCCCGTGGTGAAGTCGGTTAACGTACCACCGCCGACCAAAGCAGTGTTGACCGTAGAAAAGCCGCCGCCGGCGCCACCACCGGCACCACCTTCGAATGCTCCGCCGCCGAAGCCCGCAGCCCCTGTCGTAGGGTGACCGGAACCGCCGCTGCTACCGCCAATGTTGTTGTTCTGGTGACCCCCGGTCGATCCGCCGCTAGCACCGACAATGCCGCCGCCGACACCGGCTGCGCCGGCCGTTGCGCCGTTCGCGTTGCCGCCAAACTGGTTGCGCCCCGAACCGCCGCCGCCGCCGCTGGCGCGTCCGGCGCCGCCACCCCCGCCGCCGCCGCCGCCTCGACCGGCCGCCCAGGCCGCCGCCAGGCTCGATCCGAAGTAGCTGTCGCCTCCCGGCCCGCTGCCGTTGGCGCCGTCGCCAAGCGATGTCGCGCCGGCGCCTCCGGCACCGCCCGTGCCAATGACAACCGGGACCGTGGATGGCAGCGCCGCCGCCGGAACAGTCAATCTGGCGCACGATCCGCCACCGCCACCGCCGCCGCCTGAGGCAGCGGTCGATGCCGCCACTTTCGAGCCGCCGCCGCCGCCACCACCGCCGCCAATCGCCATGATCTCGACGACTTTTGCGCCGGCAGGCTTGTTCCAGGTGTCATTGGCGTTGAAGGTCTGGACATCGGCGCTCTTGGCGATGCCGGTCACGGCGGCGAACACCGCCCAGGCCGCGCCGTCCCAGCCGAGCAGCACCGCCTCATCGGCGACGAAAGCGACCATGCCCTTGAACGGCGGATAAAAGCGCCAGTCGCCATCGACACAGACTGCCACGCTGCCATCATGGCCGATCCAGTCGCCGGTCGCGCCTGAGGCGACGACATAGGCGTCGCCATCCGCAGGGCCGCCGGGCGGCGCGGTCAGGTCGCGATCCAGTATCCAGCAATTGAGCAGCGAATCGAGCTGCAAGAGGCCCTCATTGTGGGTCGCGTGCTTCTGCGCCTGGTCGGCGGCGATGTAAGGCAGGATCATGCGTGGCGTCGGCATCGAATTCCCTCGTCAGCTTGCGGAAATGGTGGCGCCGAGCGCGATGCGGCGCCAGGTCGAGCCGTCCGAGACGGCCAGGCATTTCGCCCCGGCGTCGCCATCCCAGACCAGCATCAGGAAGCCGTCACGGCCGGCGGCCGAAGGCATGTCGGCGACGTTGCGCGCCTGTGGCCGGACCGCGCCGGTGGCGGCGTCGATCACCAGCCCCTCATGGAAGGTCGAACCGTCCAGCGAGACCTTGAAATGGAAATCGTCGTCGCCGGTGAGGCCAATCTCGGCGCGGCCGGAAAAGCCGGTCTGGAACAGGAAGGACGCGGTGTTCCCGGCAGCCTGCTTGTTGACGATGGCGCGGATGTCGTCGGTCTCGCGGTTGAACAGCACCGCCGGCGTCGTCACCGCCAGCCGGTTGGTATCGTCGGCCGCGGCGCCGCCGACGCCGAGATTGCCGGTGATTGTCCCGCCGGCGACCGGCAGCTTGGCATCCAAAGCCTCGGGCAGACCGGACACCTCGTCGATCGCGTGGGTATGCTCGGCGGCGGCATAACCCGCGGCTTCCTGCAGCGGCCGGTACTTGACGCCGTCCCAGAAGGCGATTTTCTCGGTCGCCTGGTCATAGCCGAGCCAGGAGGTGGTGAGCTGGGTGACCGCCATCAGGGATACTCCGCCATGACGCCGCGGCCGAAGCTGGCGCTGACCTGGCAGACGCGGAAGGCGATGGCCGCAATGGGCGCGCCGAAATCGGCGGTCTGGTCGGCCAGCTGATAGAGCCAGGCTGGCGCGCCGAGGCCGGTGACGGTGCGCACCACCGTCGCGCCGTCGAGGATCTCGACCTCGTAGCGCTCCTCCGTCTCGCCGAGCGGCACCTCGACCTGTTCCCAGCTGTCGCCGCCGATGCGGCTGCGCCGTGTCCAAGAGAGATGGATGTCGCCATCCGGCTCGAAGGCGGCAGCGAGATGCACCGGCGCGAACGGCCGGCGCGCCTTGGCGGCCAGCGTGACGGTCTGGGCGATGTAGGCGCTCGAAGCGGCCAGGCGGTCGGCCGGGCCGCAGCGCCATGCGAGCGGCAGCCCCACCAGCGGCGCCGGCAGGCCGGTCTGCTGCACGGCCTCGTCCAGCAGCACGAAACGGGCGCCGGTAGCCAGTGGCGCGCGCATGGCGTGCTCGGTGCCGCGCAGGCCGCGCAGCAGGCCGGTCAGCGTGAAGGTGCGCGTGCCGGTCGGCGTCGCGGTGGCGAACTGCAGCACCTCCCATTCGCCGTCGGCATTCTGGACGGCGGCGGCGTTGGCGCCGTTGAGCACCGCCGTCTCCTCGGCCGAGGACAGGTCGCCGCGCGTCAACCGCACCGACAGTGCATTGACCCTGTCCCAGCGCCAGACCGGGCCGGAATAGAAGTCGGCCGTCGTCACGCCCATGGTTGCCGGCGACGCCAGCACGGAATCGGTGGTGAAGGCCGAAAGCTCGGCGCCGGCCGAGGCGTTGCGCAACAGCACGATGCCCTGGCCGAAGGGCAGCATGGTGCCGGCGGCATAGGCTGCGTGGTCGGAATCGTCATCCTGCAGCAGCGGCCCGTCGATGAAGGCGACATCGGCGTCGGCGTAGAGCCGGCGCGCTGTGCGGCCGCTGGCGGCGGACGGCAGCCGCACCGGCGCCAGCGCCAGCGGATCGACGCGGCCGGCCGAGACGGTGCGGGCGCCGCGCTCGGCAATGTCGTCAATGCCGAGCAGCTGGCCGGTCGGCCGGAATCGGATCACGTCGCCGGCGTCGAGCGCCAGCATCGAGGGCGGCAGAGCGAACTCGGCGCGCTCCCGCCCGGTCCAGGCGGCGTGGAGCGTGCGCTCGGCCGCAAGTGCTGCCATGTTGGACGAAACCAGAACCGGCACCGACAGCTCGGCGATGCGGCGGCTGCCGCCGGCCGAGCGCCGGGCTTCGACGGCGCCCGGCTGGTCGTCGCTGGCCGGGTCGCCGAAACTGAGCTTGACCGCGTCCGGCAGGTCGGTTTCCTGGGCGCGCGTCTGGCGCCATACCGGCCCGCCGCCGTCCGGCGCGACCAGATCGGCAGCTTCGATCGTCGCCACCGGCGCCCGGCCGGCGCGGGCGATGAACTTGATGACGCCGTCCGATTCCACCGCGTCGAACTGGTAGAGCGGCTGCAGCGCCTCCAGCATGGCGCGCGCCGAGGTCAGCGCGCCGGTGGTGACGCCGTCGACGATGGCCGGCAGCGGCTCGATGGCGAAATCGGCGAAGCCGGCCTCCTGGAGGATCGTTCGCACCGTCTCGGCCGCCGGCGCTCCACCCAGCCGGCCGGACAGCCAGTGACCCTGTTCCCAGGCGTCGGCGTCGCCCCAGCGGCGGTCTAGTGGGAAGGACGGCCACGGCCGCGCGTCCCAGCACCAGACGGTCGAGCGGCCGAGATCGACCATCGGCCCGCCATAAGCCGCCGAGACCGGGTTGTTGTCAGTCCAGTAGCCGAGCATCGCCTCCAGCCAGGCGCGCTGCATGGCGTCGTCACGGGCGCGGGTGGAATAATGCGGCCAGCCGCTCTCGGTGCTTTTCGGATCGACGAACAGATTGGGCTGGTTGGCGCCCTTGTCGACGGCGGCGCAGCCGAGCTCGACGAAGCGGATCGGCTTCGATTGCGGCGTCCAGGCCGTGGCAGCAACCGCCTCAACGCCGCCCGACCGGTTCTTGTGCGGCTGGCTCCACCAGCCGCGCAGATCCTTCTGCCGGTAGACCCATGGCTTGGCATAGGCGCCGTCGGTGATCGGCAGTCGCGCTTGCGCGTCGCGGCTGGCTTGGTCGGCATAGTACCAGTCGAAATATTCGCCGCCCTCGACGTTGGCCCGCAGATAGTCCTGGTCGTAGATCGAGGTCGGCCCGGCCGGATCGTAATCGAGGTGCTCGTCGCCGTCCCGCCAGTCGGCCAGCGGGAAATAATTGTCGATGCCGACGAAGTCGATCGCCGCGTCGCTCCACAGCGGATCGAGATGGAAATTGACATCGCCGCTGCCGTCGGCCGGACGGTGCGAATGGTATTCCGACCAGTCGGCCGCATAGCCGATTTCGACATTTGGGCCGACGATGCTGCGCACGTCGGCCGCCAGCGTCTTAAGCGCGGAAACGAACGGATAGGCCGAGGCCGATGAGCGAACGGCCGTCAGCGCCACCATTTCCGAGCCGATCAGGAAGGAATCGACGCCGCCGGCGATGGCCGCCAGCTTGGCGTAGTGCAGGAAAAAGCGGCGATAGCGCCATTCGGCCGGCCCGGAATAGGTGACCGTCTCACCCGACCCGCCGAAATCGCCGGGCGCTGCCGTGCCCATGAAGGCGGTGACCTGCGTCGCGGCGGTGGCCGTTTTATCGACTGTCCCGGCAAAGCCGGGCGCCGGCGAACAGGTGATGCGGCCGCGCCAGGGGTAGGCCGACTGGCCGGCTGTCGCCGCGTTGGCCGAATAGGGATTGGGCAGCACATTGTCGGCGGCGATGTCCATCATCATGAACGGCAGCAGCGTCACCTTCAGCCCGGCTTCCGTCAGGTAGCGGATGGCGCGGATGACGCTGGCGTCGTTGGGCGAGCCGCCGAACGCCGGCATGCCGTCGGACTGGCTGACCTCCTCGGCCGAGCCGCGCGAAAGCTCGCCTATCAGCCATGAGAAGGGCTGCGTCTGCTTCTCGGCGGAGTCCACTTTCGGCCGGATGGTGCAATTTCCGCAGCGCAGATCGTCGCCGAACCAGGGCAACACCAGCATGACCGTAGAGACGTTCGGGGCCAGCGCCTTCAGCCTGGCGATCGACAGCGTGAAATCGGTGTCCGGATCGCCGCTTTCGCCGCCGTCGCCGCCCTGCACCAGAAGCGACAACAGGGAGGAGACGTTGATCGTCTCGCCGCCGGTCTCGGCCCGCTCGCGCACCGACAGCGGATCGAAGCCGAATTCATTGCCGGAAATGATGGCGACACCTGGCAGCATCGCTTCGAGATCTCCGGTCGGCCGGAACACCTCGACGGCGATCTGCGGCAGCCGGTTGCCCCAACTCTCCAGCGCCAGGTTCTCGAAGACGATATAGGCGGTGCCGCGATAGGCCGGCGCGTTGTCGGTGCCCTCCTTGGCTTCGATGAGCGGGTCCGGCTCCTGGCTTTCCGTGCCCGGATGAAAGCGGATTTCGTGCTGGGTCTGGTCGAGCAGCGCACCGTCCGCCCAGATGCGACCGATGGCGGCGACCGGTCCTTCGCACAGGCCAACGGCGAAATTGCCATAATAGGAATAGGTCGTCGTCTCGACCTTCGGCCCTCCCAGGCCCTTGCCGCCGGACTTGTCCTTGCGCACCACCTCCTCGAACCGCGTCGTCCAGATGACCTGGCCGGAAATGCGCGCCCGGCCGTAGACGCGGTCGATCGGGGCGCCCTCGGTCGAAGCCTGGATGTTGGTGGTGGTCAGCCGCGGTCCGCGCTGGCGGATGGTCGGCGTCAGCGCATTGACGATGGCGCGGTCAGCCAGCGAACCGGCGATCGAGCCGACCGCCTGCCCGATGATGGCGGCGGTGGCCCCGAACGCCCCGCCGATCGCGCCGCCGACGACGCCGAGCAGAACGGTCGCCATTAGGGTCTGTCCTCGTTCGCGGTCGGTTCCGGGAAGGCGAAGACGCCGGCGATGCGGCGGCGCCATTGTGGCGCCAGGCTGCATTCGGCGACCTTGCCGGCGGCGTCGTAGGCATGCACCAAGCGGCCGGGCGCGACGAGGATGCCGCAATGCCGCGCTGGCAGGCCTCTGTCCCAGCGGAACACCAGAAGGTCGCCCGCCTGCATCTCGCCAGCCGGCACCGCCAGCATGTGCCTTGAAGCGGCGTTCAACAGCGTTTCAGCCGGATCGGCGATGCGCCAGGCTGCTGGATAGGCCGGCGGCGTCTCGGCCTCCGTGCTGTAAAGCGCGCGCCAGACGCCGCGCACCAGGCCGAGGCAATCGCAGCCGCTGGCACGGTCCGATCCCTGGTGGCGATAGACCGTGCCGATCCAGCCGCGCGTCTCGGCGACGATAGCCTGCCGAAACTCAATCATTAAACAGGCTCCCGCCATCATTCTCGCCACCCTTCTTGGCGACCGAGAGCGCGACATCGTTGCCGGGCATGTGCGGAAAGCCGCGAAAATTGACGCCGTTGGCGAACTTCTGCTGGCAGATGGCGAAGGTCTTGCCGCAGCCGGCGGTGATCGTGAAGGCGTCGCCGGTCTCCACTGGCCGCTCTGCGCGGCGCCAGAGCTGCAGCCGCACGGAATTGCTGGCCTGGACGAGGTGACCCGCGACCTCGACCCTGGCGCCGGAATTGTCGCCGGACGTCCAGGCAAGCAGCCCCTGCGCGAACCAGCCGTCCTCGAAGGCATCGAGACCGGAGACCAGCAGGATGCGGTCGTCGATCGCCGTCTCGACCGCGCCGGCGCCAGCGAAATCCGGATCGGCGAGCGATACGCCGCAACGCGCATCGCCGACGACCGCGTCGCACAGCTTCTGGAAGGTGCGGCCGCGCTCCTGGTTGAGCTCATGGGCAAGGCCGCGCATCTCGGCCTGGAAGGCGATCTCGCCGCGGCCGATCTCGCCGATCGACCCTTTGCGCAGGATGACCCGGTCCGCGACATCCGACCAGTCTACACGCCAGATCTCGATCCTGGCATTGTCCCACAGGCCAAGAGCAATATCCGCCTCTGTGATCGCCTCGGAAGACAGCGCCCCCTCGACCTCCATCGTATCGACGGCGAGGCCGAGCGAGACGGCCACGTCCGAGGCGGTGAAACCGCTCGCGGGCTCGTAGGTCAGACCGGCGAAGGTCAGCGGCCGGTCATGATCGGTGAAGCCGAACAGCGCGCCGTCGAGGCGCTCGACGCGCCAGCAGGTGCAGAGCGTGGTGACGCCGGAGGCGAGCGTCGCGCCCAGCGAAGGTGGCAGCGACTTCTTCATTCGCGCAGCTCCCTCAAAAGGATCGACGGAATGTCGCCGATCGCAGCGGTGCGCAGCGATATCTGGTCGAGCCGGCAATCGAAGCGCACCGGCACATGGAAGGTGCCGCCCCAGGTGAGCGTCGCACCGTTGGCCGGGGCGTTGGTGAAGGTGACGGTGCCGGTCGTTGCATCGAGCGTCCAGCCGGCCGGCGTCGCCACGCCGTTTACGCCGATGAGCAGTGTGCCGTAAGGCCGGGTGATGGTCCGGTCGAAGGTTTCGCCGCCACTGGCATAGCGTTTGACCAGCGGCCAGATCTTGCGCGCGCCGTCGCCGGTGCCGAGCGCCTGGTCGGTGGCGGTCGGCCCCGCATTGGGCGCGCCGGAACGGTAATCGGTCCAGTCGAGGAAGCGGAAGCCGCGCAGCCGGCCGCGGGCAACGTGATAGAGCGACAACACCTCGTAGAGCTCGGCCGGCGTGCGCACGCCATATTTGGCGTCGTAATAGCGCAATGGCGACGACCAGGCGGTGTTCCGCTCCTCGCGGCCTGAGGACAATTCGACGATTTCGGCCGGCCAGTCGGGCCCTCCCGGCGATCCAGCCGAAACGTGGATCGGGAAGACGATGGCGTCCATGAACGGGGTCAGCGCCATCAGCTGTATCGCCCCAATCGTCCAGTGAAGCGCGCCGCGGCCCGCGCCGCCGTCGCCTTCGATTCCGCGAAGGCGCGCGGCGTCGGCGTCGACACGTTGAAGTTGTTGTTGACGATCGTCGTCTGGCCGCCGCCATATTTGCGCGCCAGCTGATCGGGCCAGCCGATCTCCTCGCCGTCCATGGCGATCACCGGACGCTCGCCGGGTTTCAGCCAACCGCCGCCATGCAGCCGCGGAGCGCCGATAAAGACCGAGGACGGCACAGACCTGGTCATCGTCGGCATGGAGCCGACATCGCCACCGCCATGATAGAGCCCGACGCCGATGCCGGGCGCCGCCGGAAAGGCGTTCAGTCCGGAGCCCAGTCCGAACAGGTTTCCCAACCAGCCGAAACCGCCGCCGGCTCCGCCGCCGAACGCCAGCTGGTCAAGCTTGTTGAACACCGAGTTCAGGAAGCGGTCGGAGACCGTCTGGATGACACCGCCCAGTGCCTGGAGCAAGTCGCGGGAACGAACCAACTCACCGAGAAAACCTGACAGCGAACCGCGCAGCATGGCGAAGTCGCGGGCAAGGTCGCTGACCCCGTCCTCGACATTGGCCGATGCGGACACGAAGCGGCCGTCCGGCCCGCGCAGTCGTGTGCCGTAGCCGCCGACATAGCCGCCGGCGGCGTAGCCCGGCACACCGGCGTTGATGGCCTCCAGCAGCGGCCGGTGTCGCGCGGTGGCGCGGGCGTTGACAACGAACTCGCGGCCATGGACCACACCGGCGACCTGATCCGTGCCGACGTCTCCGGTCCAGCCGCCGGCGGCGAACCCGCCCTGAGTCGTCTGCGAAAGGCCGGGCGAGGCCGTCGCCGCGACGGCCGGGGTACCGGCGATCGATTTCAGCAGCGCATCATATTCGCGCAGCATCGGCAGCGCGCTGCCGGCGGCCTCGCCGTTGAGGGTGAATTTCTCGGCCGAGCCGCCCAATGCCGTCGCCGCGGCATCCGCATCGCCAGTCAGGCCCTTGTAGAGGTCGATGGAGCGCTGCAGCTCTTCCTGCAATGTCGCCGATTTCTCGGTGGCCTGAATCACCTGCTCGGCATAGGCGCGCCAGGGCGAATCCTCCTCCAGGCCAGCCGCCTGCTCCGAAATGCGGCGCCGGAACTCGATGATGTTGGCGAGTCCGTCCTTCAGATCATTGTTAAAGGACGCGATTGTGTCGCCGAAGGGCGAACTGCCGCGCAGCGGGTTCTCGGCCGAGCTGATGGGAGCTAGGCTGCCCTGGAAATCGCGTTGCAGGCGGGCGATGTCCTGCTGGGTGTTGAAGGTCAACACCTCGCGCGACTTGTTGCCATAGGAGGACGCGGCGCCCTCGGCCTCGGCATATGCACCCTTGATCTGCTTTATCAGGTCGCGGTGCGAGGCGATGTCGCGGTTGATGCGCGGTGTGTCATCGACGATTTCGCGCACATAGGAGACGAAGGAACCCAAAGCCGCTTCGATCAGCCCGCCGATCGCCGCCGTGGCCAGGCCGGCCGCGATGCCGCCGATGGCGCCCAGCGCCGCGGCCTTGAGGCTGCCGAACTTGCCGCCCGCCTCGCCGGCTGCGTTGCCGACATTGACGATCCCGGCGGCCGCGCCCGGAGCGGCCGCATTGACCTCGTCCAGCGCATCGGCGGCCGGGCCGGCCTTCTTGCCAAGTTCCTCCAGCTCCTTCGACAGCGGCGCGAAGGAATTGTCGCGCTTGTTCTCGCGGATGGTGATCTTGTTGAGCTTGTCGCCGGCGCCGTCGGCCTTCCTGCCGAGCTCCTCGACCGCGCGCGAGGTTTTCGCCAGCGCGTCGCCGGCGCCCTTGGCGTCGCCATCGATGACAAGGGCGAGGCGAAGCGTCACCGGCCCAGCTCCTTATGTATTTTCATGCATGTCATGCATCGGCCCCGTTCATCGCGTCCCGCGCCGCCATTTCCATCACCTGGATGCCCGCCATCAGGGCGGGCGTGAGAGATATCCCGCGCGCATCGAGCGCCACCTTGACCCCGGCATAGTCGAGCCCGATCCACAGCATCGCCAGCCGGCCGTCCGCCTCCGTCACCCCGGTGCGCCACTGGCTGGCGACGATGAGGAAGGCGTTGACCGAGGTCGCGTTCTGTGGCCAGACGCCGGCGAAGCCGCTCGCCCGACCGCCGCGCAGGAGCTGCGCCAGCGCCGCGATCTCTGCCTCCGGCAATCCCCACAGCCGGGCGTCGGTCACCGCTTCCGGCTCGACGCTCGGGGCGCTGTCTTGATCGAGACCGCCGGTCGCCCAGGCCCGCGCGGCCGCCCTCAGTTTCCCGATTGCGCCTCGCGGAACGCGCCGACATAGGCGCGCACCAGCCCCATGCGCACATGCGGCGTGCGGATCAGGCTGTCGCGCAGCGCCGTGTCGAAGGGCAACGGCCTGCCTGCCGAATCCGCGACATCGTCGGCGTCCTGCAGAACGTCCTCCAGGAAGGCGCGCGCCTCGTCCGGCGATGCCAGATCGTAAGCGCCGAATTCCTCGGTGCTGAGCGCCCGGAAGCGGGCGCGGAACGTCTCGGCGGCGCCATTCTCGCCAGGCGGGCGAACCTTGACGGTTTCCCAGAAGGACGGGTTCGGGTCGTGACTGTACATGGGTCTCTCCTTGTCTTGTTGGCCGCCGACTGGCGGCCGCGAACCGTTTCGCGCGCCCGCGCAGGGCCAGCCGCTTGGCGGCTGTGCGGCCCGTGAGCGAAATCAGGTGAGCGTGAGCGTCCACTGGTCGTTGCCCGAGGTCGGCAGCGGCACCAGGCGCAGCGGCCACTCCTTGATGTTCTGCTGGTTCTCCAGCCCCTGCAGGCGCTGCACCTGGGCGCCGGCGGCGGCGAGCGTTGCCTTGCGGCCAGCGACGGTGCCATGGATCAGATTGATCGCGACGGCGGTCTGCGCCGACGCCTTGGCGAACGGGTCCCAGGAGCCGCCGCCGGACAACGGCAGGGCCTCGACTTGCGTGGTCATCAGGTCGGCGCGATCGACGATCAGCACGTTCTCGGCGCCGACCAGGAAGCGCGGCTGCACATCGTTGCCGAGGTCGAGCGCGAAGGAGCGCATCACCATGGCGACGGCGTCGACGGTGAAGGTCGGCGTGTTGGCGCTGGTGACCAGATCGGGCTTGAGGAAGGCCGACAGCGTCGGCGTGGCCCGCGCCTGCTCGGTCGGCAGCGAGAAAAGGCCGGTGAAGGAGAATTCCAGATAGGCGATGCCCTGCGCGGTGAAGCGCAGCACGCAGCTGCCGCGCGTGCCCTTCATGACGTAGCGCGTCAGTCCGACCCAGAAATAGAAGGTCGCGCTTTCGTGGCTGTCGGTGACGGGATTGTAGACGACCGAGGTGGAGGCGTTGACGGTCTGGGCGACGCCGCAGGCGCGCAGCAGCGGTCCCCAGGCCGGCGCGGTGCCGGCGGCGCCGGACGGCACCAGCTCGACGCGGAACGTCATGCGCACATGCAGGCCGGCCGGGATGGTCGCCTGCGCCGCCAGCCAGGGCAGCTCCAGCTCGCGCGACACGTCCTGGCCTTCCATCGGCTGCAGCACGATGTTGGTGGCGAGGATGGCATTGGCCGCGCCTGTCGGCACCGGATCGACGCCATAAGTGGTCTCGATCTTGGCCAGCAGGATCTTCGACTTCCATTTAATCGGCATCGGATGCCTCCCCGGTAATCGGCTCGACTTCCCGCACGACGCTGCCATCCGGCTGGCGTATCCAGGAGCCGCCTTCCTGTGGCAGCGGCAACGCCGCCTCGGTTTCGGCCGTGGCAGCCGGTTCGGTCGCTGGCTTCGGCTTCTTCATGCGATGATCCTCACCTGTTGCTGGAGGGCGAAATCGAGCTGGTAGATGACGGCGCCGGCCTCGGCGGACAGGAGCTGGCCGCGGCGCAGCTGGAAGACGCCGATCGCCTCGTCCGGTCCCCAGCCGCAGACGGCGCCGATGACGGCCCAGACCAGCGCGTCGATCGCTGGCAGCGCCTTGCCGCCGGTGATGTCGCCCGAGGCGCGGACGAACAGGACGACAGCGAAGACTTCGTCCACCATCTGGGTGAAGACACCGGTGCCGGAATCGCCTTCGGCCCGGGCCACCAGGCCGGTCGGCAGCACGAAGGCGAAGGGCGAGGCCTGCGGCAGCGCCTTGCGCCGCACCAGCTCGGCGAGCTCGGCCGCGCCCTCGACGCGCCTGGCCAGCGACGGCACGGTTGCATCCAGGCGCTCGACCAGCTCAGCGACGAGCATCCGCGCCTCCCTTGTCGTCCGCCGCGCCCAGCCAGTCGGCGCACAGCGCGCGGATTTCGCTCTCGTCCTCGTCGTCCAGCCCAAGGAAGGCGCGCCGCGGCATCTCGACCGACTGCTTCGTCACCCAGCCGCCATTGCCCGGCCCGCGAAAGCGCAGGCCCTTCGAGGTCTTGGCCTTGATGACGCCGCCGGTCTGGTGGATGGCGGCGTAGATCACGTTGGTTCCGACAGCGACACCCTCGGCGGTCGCCTCGTGGGTGATCGACTGCACCAGGCGCGCCGTGTCGGTCAGCGTTCGGCCGCCCTCGGTCAGCGCCCTGAGCGATGCCGGCCAGGGATTGCCCTCCGGGTCAGTCTCGGTTTCGAAACGATGCTGGGTCGACACAGCGAGGCTGGCGCCGATCGCGTCGAACAGGCCGCGCTTGTCCTCGGTCTTGCCGATCGTCTCGGCGAGGTCAGCGAGCACCGCCTCCTTGCCCTTCAGCTCCATGCGGGCGCCGGTCATGGCCGGACGCCCCCCGGCCAGATCAGCCACAGCGTGCAGCACGGCAGGAGATTGACGCAGAGGCGGCGGTTGCGCCTGCTCCAGTGCAAGCCGATCCACAGGCTGCCCGGGCGGAACAGCACGCCGGCGGCGATGGGAAGAAGCGCGCGGGACATCAAATGTAGCCCTTCATCGTCGCGGCCGACAAAGGCCGCTCCGGCTCGTTGGTACGCACTTCCGAAGCGCCGGAGGCCGCTGGCTCGACGCCCTCGATGTCAAGGCGGATCATGCCGGTGGAGATGTCGCGCAGCGTCCTCAGCGCCGCCTCGTAGTCGGCCTTGATCTTGTCGGCCGCGACATGGGCGTGGGCGTAGTAGATGGAGATGCGCAGCGACAGGTCGGTGACCAGGCGCGGCACGCTGGCCAGCGGCAGGGCGTAGCGGACCTTCAGGTAACCGTCGATGAGCGCATCGGCGTCGGCGATGGCGCGATCGATGAGCGCCACATCGACCGCCTCGACCGGGGCATCGCCACGGTCGGAAATGTCGAGCAGCATGCGCTCCGAGTAGCGGTCGGTGAGCTGCGCCAGCGTGCAGTAAGCCACGTCGTCTCCAACATCCAATTTCCGGTTGCGGGGGAAGGATTTGAACCTCCGACATCGCGGTTATGAGCCGCCTGTTCTACCGGGCTGAACTACCCCGCCGAATTCCTCAGGCCGGCGAAACGGAAAGGTCCGCGTCGGCCAGGATCAATTCCAGTTCGTCCCTGGTCGGCTCGATCGTCACCGCCTGAGCGCCAAATTCGTAGCCCGCGCGCCGACGCCCTTTGGCCGGGCCGAGGACCTTGACCGGGCGCACATTGCCCTTGCCGTCCAGGAATGCCTCGACCGGCAGCCGCTCGGCCGGCGCGCCGGGTTCGAGCGCAACATCCATCAGCGCGCCCGGCGTCACCGCGAGATCCGCGTCGGCTTCGATCAGCCCCAGCTCCTCGGCCGTCACCGAGACGGTCACGGGTGCGGCGCCGAACTGGTAGCCGGCGCGCCGGCGGCCCTTGGCCGGCCCGATGACCGTGACGACGACGCGCTCGCCGGCCGGCGCTTGCCGCGCCATCACCTCGGCGATTGTGCCGCTGCCGGCGATCTCCGTCGCCAGCGCCAGTTGGCGGCCGACCTCAGCCGAGGCCGCATCGAACTCGGCCTGGGCGGCCTGCCGTTCCTCGTCGCTCGCCGCCGCGTCCGGCCGCACTCGTGCCGCGGCGACCACGGCGTTCCCCTGGTCGATCCTGTCCTGCGCGGCTGCCTGCAACTCGGCCTTCAGGCGCGAGCCGTTGGAGCGGGTCTTCTGTGTGGTCTTGGCCATCATCGTCTCCGGGTCTTGCGGCAGGGTCGGTCAGGCCGGCCCTCTCGAAAGACCCGCCGGCGCAACTGCCGGCGGGACGCACTCGCACGCGGACTTACGCCTCCGACGCCAGCCAGGGGCAGACGAGCAGTTCGGCGGAGTTCGCCCATTTGTTCGTCTCGCCGCCATTGATGAGCTGGCTTTGCAGGAGCGTTCGGCCGGCGCCTTCGAGCGTCGGCGGAACAAGCAACAGATTGGGCATCAGACCGAGCGGATTGCCGTGATCGCCGGTCATGCCGGTCAGCGCCGCGCGGGCCGTTTCGTAGTGCGCGGCGTCGAGGGTCTGTTTCGAGCCCCAGGCCTGCTGCCAGAAGCCGAAGCCGACATTCATGCGGGCGTCGGTGCCGTAGACGAATTCGTTGTTGTCGAAGACGTTGTCGTCGGTCAGCTTGTCCTTGGCGACGAACTGGAAATCCTTGCGCACCTGGAGGATCAGCGGCTTGAGCGGCCGGTTGGTGGAAAGGAGAAACCATGGCGTGCCGGAGCCGCCATCGGTGTTGGCCTTCGACTGGACGACGCCGTTCTTGTCGATCACCGGATGGTCGGTGTCGAAGAAATACTGGCCGTCGTAGCAGGTGGTCGTAAAGCCGGCGAGAAGCAGGGCGAAAATGAGCTGGTCGGGGAACGCACCGGCCTGCGAGCCGAGCGTCTCGAACAAGTTCGGATAGATGCCGAGGTTGTCGGTCTCGATGTCGTCGCGATCGACGCTGACCGTGTCTTCCCACTTCTTTTCCTTGATGGCGTAGTCGTGCTGCATCAGGTTCTGCACGGCGCGCGGGCCGATCCATTCCCGCACCCGCGGGAACTTGCCGAGCCAGCCATACTTCTGTTCCTTCAGCGTGGAAGCGACGCGGGTGGCGACCTTCTGCCACTGCGATGGAGCCTGGCCGAGGCCACCCTGGAAAGAGGTCTTGTAGCCGACGCGCAAGGCGTCGAGATTGGCGGAATTGATCAGCATGGATGCGGGTTCCTGTTGGCGGAAAACGGTTAGGCCGGGTTGGCGAGGCCGGCGAGATAGGCCTGCGCCGCGACCTCGTCGAAGCGCACCCAGACGCCGAGCGTATCGACGCCCTCGACGAAGCCGGCCAGCGAGCGGGTGCCGGTGCCGTCCGTTTTGGCGACGGTCTGGTCGTCGACCACGTAGCAGGGCTTGCCGATCTCGGTGATGCCGATGAGGTCGGTGGAGGCCGAGTTGGCGTAACGGTAAATGCCCGGCCGGTAGCCAAGGGTCACGTCGCCGGCGCCAGCGCCGCCTGTCTTGCGCTCCTCGGCGCGGCCGGCGCCGACGTTGCCGGTGGCGGTTGCCCCCTTGGTCAAATAGCCGGCGGCGTTGCGCATGACGAGCGCGCCGGCATAGACCAGCACGGAGGCGGCCATGCCGCCCTGGCGGAGTTCGCCCTCCAGGCGGACAGTGTTGCGGTCGGCGGTCAAGGCGGTCATCGGTCAGTCTCCGGTTGCAGGCTGCCGGCAGCGCCGGCGGTTTGATGTCAGAGCGCGGTCTCGCGCTCCGCCTTCAGCGTTTCGGCCATCGCCTTTTCATCGATGCCGAGCAGCTTGGCGGCCTGCCTCTGTTCGGCATTGAGCGAGACCTCGCCATTGGCGTTCGGCGCCACCGGCATGGTGATCTGGCCGCCGCCCAGGATCGGCATGGCGCCGATCAGCGCTTCGGCATTGGCGGCATCGGCCATGTGCATGGCGACATAGCGTTCCCGCTGCGGCTTGACGCCGACGCGGCCGGCCTTGATGGCGGCGTCGACGAAAGCCTCGGCCTTCTCGCGCTTGCCGGTCTCGACCAGCGTGTTGAGCCTGGTGGTGACGAGGGTCAGTTCCTGCTGCAGTCCATCGACCACCTGGCCGTCGGCGCTCTTGCCGGCAGCTGTCGCGGCGACCCCCTGGACGCCGAGCAGCACTGCGGCGGCATCGGCGCCGGCCTGCAGGCCGATGGTCTTGGCGATCGGGTCAAGCGCCGACTGCAGCGCGGTCGAACCCGCGGCCTTTTCGGCATGCAGCGTGGTGACCGCGGCGATCGCCGCCTCCTCGGTGGTCGCCGCGTCGAGGCCCAGCGCCTTCAACAGCTTTTCAAGCAGGTTCATTTCGTTCTCCTGGTGGTGAAGCGCGGCCAGGCCGCGCAGATTGGGACGGTTGACCAGCGAGGCGCGTAGCAGCGCGGTGACGGTGCCGTCCGCCAGATGCTGGATGACCGGCGAGACGCCGCGATAGGCCTTGCTGCGCACCAGGCGCGTGCCTTCCTCGGTCCATTCGACCCGACCCCAAACGCCATCGGCGCGGCCCTGCAGCTCGACGATCCAGCCGCGCGCCGGCGCTGCCTCGCCGCGCGGTGCGGCAAGATCGGTCGAGTGGTTCTCGTCGAGGACAAGCTTGTCGCCGGCGGCGAGGCTGGCGGCCATCAGCGCCGGCACGTCGGCGATGCGGTAGGGACCGCGCCCGTCGCCGGTCCGGATCGTTCCGGCCGGCAAGAGATGCACCCATTCAGGCGCGCCGTCGCTATCGGCGAGCGCCATCGCGGCGCACAGCGAAACCTCGCCGGTGGAGCCGGCGGCATGCAGGGAAACGGGTTCGGCGAGGTGACGAAACATGGCGGGCAGATTGGCTGCGCCGCCAATGCGAAACCATGCCCGCCAGCGCGGGCATCAGGTCAGGTGAGAGAGAGGAGCCGGCGGGCAGGCATGGCCGGCGCGGCGGGCGTCAGGCTGTCATGGGAAGGGGGGAAGGTCAACGGGAGCTGAGCACATGCGCTTAGAGCTTGTGTTGGAGGTCGGTTTGGCTATTCAAACCGCTCGTCTCGTTCTCTATCCCATTCGGTCTCCGTTTGACGCGCGATAGCAATGTCTTGCTGTAATCGCTTTTTCGCCTCGCGAATGTAGAGAACCAGCTCCTCTGGAGTCGGGCCTTCTAGATTGTCGAGTAGCCGGGCATTTTCCTCAAGGATCGCAGCGAACGACCCACTCCAACTGGTCGGCCGAAAACGCGCTACAAATACTTTCATCACGGCTACCGGGTCAGGCGCATATTCTAAGAGAAGGCGTGCTTGCTGGGACCATACAAGTGGTTCGCGCGAACTGGCCGAGTACTTATACGTGACGACCCAGGCAGCCGGAGCGAAACGCATGCCGGGGTCCGCGTTGCACCACGTCAACAGTATGTCGGAGGAGACCACGTCCATCGGGTTAGGGCGGTAGTTATCCAAGTGGTTAAAGACCTCGATGCCAGACCGCACCTGTTGTTCATCGCCATCGAACAGGGCGTCCAAAATTGCAATCGGCTGAGCGCGCAGGGCGGCTTTCAGCAAGTCGTCGTTGTCGAAAGCATAGGTCTTATGCTCGGCCACAGCCTGTCGCAATTGCGTTGCTACACTCGCGGCGGTCGACACTGCCTCCGGCCCCAGCAGACAATTACTGGCCACCGTAGCCAAATGGAAATCGTCGCTTTGACCTCCCTTGCGAAAAACTATGTTCTGTAAGAGCTCGCGTCCGGCCTCGATGAGATCAGGTTCATTTGGGGCCTTTTCTGAAGCTAGCGAGTAGAAGCGCATCGAGAGTATCTCCAAGGCTACCTCAAAGCCACCATGCTTCGACAAGATCAATCGTAGGAGGTCCCTTAGATCGCTTGCCTCCAATGAGGAGGCGGACCCGCCGACAGCAAGAAAACGGAACTGTTCGACGGGAACAATATCGGAATCCAATAGGCGTTTGAGGCGGATAAGACCTTTGTCGTCGATCGGCAGTGCCGATTGGAGAAACGGCAAAAACTGCGCCATCTGCTCGTGGTTTTGGGCGACCTCATCGAGCAGATCCTGAGCCACTTGTGGATCGGTTTCCCACAACGCGGACAAATACCCTTTCAAGACCACGAGACTGAATGTTCCGGGAGGTGTTTGCCTAATCGGGGCTACGAGTTTTGCCCAGGTTTCACGGCGGGCTCCAGTTGCTTCTGCAAGTCCGCGTCCGAATGAGAACACCCGACTGCCGCCACGAAGGAGATCAGGTATTAACTCCGACAGCAACGCGTCGTCACTAGCCACCTCTTGCCCTAGCTCTCTAGCGGTATTCTCGATCCTGCTTAGCTGCCCCACAACGTCGTCGTCGAAATTGCCTTCGGCGACGGCGTCGAGTGCATCAAGGCTGTCTAATCTCTCTCCAAGAACAATAGCCCTGATGCGGCTAGCAAGATCGTTTGGCCTTAACTCGGCTTCTAAAGCTATCAATCTGGAACGCCCGGTCGGCGATAGCTGAGTTCGGTCAAAGCGCAAAGTTTGACGGCAGGATGCCCATCCTTCTCGCCAAAAACCCCATGAGCTAAATGTCCGGCTAAGGCATTCCAACTCATTGAACATCTTCGCCACGCTCCACAAATCACGGAAGCACCTGGCCACCAGACTCTGTAGTTCCTGCTTCAGGATGCCTTGCCTAACAGCTAAGGTATCAACGAGGGAGAGGCCCGCCGAAAACCAGCGGCGCAACTCGCTGCTGGATTTCGGCTGATAGCCATAATCTCTCGACCTCGATCCAAAATCGAACTGATAGACTGAGCTAAAGTGCGACGCCTTGAGAACTTCCTCCAGAGCTGCCAAGCCTAGCTCAATTCGTTTCCGATTATCAGACCGGAGCAGCTTTTCAATGACTTTTAGACGCTGTTCGATGGTGGCTTGAGTTCCGGACAAATAGACGGGAAAGAGAGAAACAAAGACGTCTGACACGTCTTTGGCTACATGCTCCTCCGAAGCGTTTATGGCCGCATGGATGAGCAATCCGCTCGCTCTTTCGAACAACGCAGGATCGTATGCCAATGAACGCAGCAGGAAAGTGCTTCTTCGATAAACGAGTGTGGCGATGCCTGGGTCACTTACCCGTTCCAACACATCGAGTGCCTTGTCTGGCAATATTGACGCTGCATTCGCGAACATTGCTGCACCGGTCTCGCTAAGAGAAGCTGGGTCACCGAGTAGCCCGCCTTCCGCGAACCATTTAGTGGCAATCGAAACAGCTGTCGGGTGTGCAGGCAAAAATGCTAGGCGTCGCGAAAATGAACGTGCCGTTCGGTCTGTGCCTCCAGAAACAAGTTGCTGATCGATAAGGCTGTAAGGAATGTTTTCCAAGGCATGAGCCGCGAGACGGCTAGCTATTGCGTGCGGAAGGACAGCACGCCAGGCTCCCCGTTTCTGCACCATATCTCGTCGATATAACTCCCCGACATGCCGGTAAAGCTCTTGCCCGCTTTGCTCTGCCAACAATGCCAGACGCGGCAATTCGGCTTCGCTTCCATGTGTGTCTTCACCCTGAAAGGAATACAATAAGGAGCACACATGAGCTGCCCTGAGGAGAGCGCCGTCAGGATCATTCCGCTGCTTGAAAAGGCGTTGAAAAAGCTCCTCGTCTGAAAGACCAGCAACTGTTTCGGTTTGGCCGATGGTGCTAGCCAACGCGATTGCTATGCGGGCATTGCCACCGGCGGCCTCGGCAATCGTCCGCGCGTCAACTCCCGAAATCGTTGGAAAGCGACGAGTGATGAGTTTCTCGATGAGCTCCGGAGAGGACGTATCAAGACTTACGACCTGCGTTCCCTCTTTCTGATCGTCGCGGACATCATATTCGACAGTAAGTACGCTGACTTGGCTGTCGCTTGCCGAACAAAGTTCCGACAGCCGACCGTGAAGTTCCGGCGTACAGTTGTCGACGATCAAAATGGCACGGGTACGGTTTGCGATGAGGTCTGATGCCAAGCCTATGGGTTGCGGATCGGGATCGTCGTTCATATTGGTATATACAGCCAACGACGGAGCCAAAGGACGCGATCCGACGCGAGCATCGAACAATGCCTGGACCAGGCGGGTTTTGCCCACACCGGAAAGTCCAATCAGACGCACCATTCTAGCGGACTGCGCGAGTTCGTCTCGCAACAGATCGATTCCATCTGCAATCGACGTACTCGACACATCCCGACTTTTGAACTGCAGGCGCAACTTATCGTCCAGCAGATATTCCGATTCAGGTTGGTCTGCTGGTCCCGCCCATGGACCATAAGGGCGCCAACCAGTTTGAGCGCGTCCGATTTTTTCTTTGACGAATATACTAAGGCCGGCATGACGGCGAACCCACGTAGCCAGACGTGTGCGATCATAAAAGTCGACAATCAGTTGATCGGAATTTTTGGCTCCAGCCAGAGCGGACCGCATGGCATCTCGACGGTCCCTGAGTGCGGTGTCGGCAGTGGACCCGTGCGAACTCACGATGATGTAGGCGCCGTTTTCGTCGGCCAACGCCTGAATTACATCCCGTACGACGCCCTTTGGCCGCATTTCCCTGATGATCGCCGCCCTGCCCATATCCGGGGTCTTGACCTGAAATCCTGTAGAATTGCGAGGCACGAAACCGTCGACTGCAGTGCTGCTTGGCACCGCAACCCTAACATCGAGGCCTCCATCTGGTGCGGTCTGATTTCCTCCCCAGGTTACAGCCGCTGGAGAGATACCACGATCTGAAAGCTCGGCTTCGCAAAGGCGGCCAACGAGCTCCCTCAAATCACGGTCGTTCAGTAGGTTGATATCATCAGCGGTTACGTCAAACATGCTTGGTTAACGCCGGGATGCTGGGGTTGAAGACTCATTGAGCTAGCAGATATGTTGTGCCGCTTCAGCTTGCGCTCTTCAAGGCTGCTTTTTCCATTTTACGTCAGCCATTAAACGGGTTTTGAACGCCGCCAGCCATTCTCCCGCCCTTTGCCGCGCCGCTGGCCCATCCGAACCCCTCCAACGCCCTTCTGTGGCCTCTCTGGCGCTGCGCCGGCAATGGTTTATGCTGCCGGCATGGGCTGGCGATCGGAAAAGGCCTACGAAGACGCTGAGCGCGAGGAGTGGCGCCGCTTCCTGGCGGCTCAACCGCCGCTGCGCCGGCTCTATATTAGGTCCCGTCGAGTCGTCATGTTCGGGCTGTTGCTGGCCGGTCTGGTGGTCCTGCCGATCCTGCTGCTGGCCATCAATTAGGCGTCGCTACGGCACCGTCTCGTCGCTCCAGATCGGAATCTTCTTGTACCGGACCTCCACCAGGCGCCGGAACACCGTGTGCTGACGCTCGGCCGCCGAGATCGGGTTGAACCGGCATTCAATGTTGAGGTCGCCGCAATTGGTGCAGCGCCAGCGGTGCATGTCGGTCACGTCGTCGCATTCGATGTCGCCCAGCAGCCGGATCAGATCCTCGATCAGGTAAATCCGCTTCACCTTGCAGTAGCGGCAGCGGATATGCGCGAAGCAACGGTTCTCCAGCGCCTTGGAGAGCTTGTAGGGTTCGCCCTTTCGCTTTTTCGGCCAATACGGTTCCGGCATGAGAACGAACTAGGAACAAAATCCTTGACCGCGTCAAGGCGGATCGGCACAATGGCTTCATCAAAACATGGAGAGAGAAATGACGGCGCATGCCCATGCACCGGCCGGCGAAGCTTTTGCCGATGCCTCGATACCGCTTACGCTCAGATGGCAGGCAACCTGGGAAGGCCAGGAGGCTGATTATTCCGCGTTTGCCAATGTCTACCCCGGCGCCGTCGGCCGCATCTTCCGATACGAAGCCGGCACTTCCCAGGGCCAGTGGTTCTGGTCGATGACGGCCGATGGCTACGACATCTCGCGCAATTTCGGCGACTCGTCCGGCTATGAACCTTCGGCCCGCCGCGCCGCCAAATGCGTCGAGGACGCCTGGCGCGCCGCCATCAAGGGTTCGTCGTTGGACCGGGCCGAACAGCGCAACGCCTATGCGATGGCCAAGGCCGGGGAATAGCGATGCCCGGATCTCGCACAACGGTCTTCGGCCTCAGGAAGTTCAATCAGGCGAGACCACATCAAATCGCGCTTCCCGATGATCTGTGCTGTATGCACAACCTGACGCGGATCACGGCCTTTCTGCAGGAAATGCGTCTGGATTGCCTCACAACGCAGGTCCAGGCGATATGGCCCTGCGGGAAATATGAGCAGATGCGGCTGCACTGCTTTCCCGATGCGGAATCGGCCCGGGTGTTCCAAAAGCGTTTTGGCGGCGAGTTCTTCGATCCGAAGAAGGACCGAGAAGGCGGCCGGACTCAAGGTGCGTGGCGGCGGGAAGGCGAATATCGCCGCATTCTCGACCTGGGTGATTTGCATGTGCCAGAGCTTTTGAGGAACTGAGCGATGGATTATCGGAGCTTGTGGATGCCGAAGGGCCAGCCGGCGTCGGCGCAAGACCGTCGACAGATGACGGAGCAATTTTCGTAGTCTGGTGTTGTTCCAACGAACTGAGACTGTAGGATTGCGTCATGTGCGGACGCTACACCCGATATCTCTCCTGGTCCGAGATCCATCGGCTCTACCGGCTGACGGCGCCGGCGGAAGGCGAAGGGCGAAACACCGAAGCTCGCTACAACATCGCGCCAACTCAGTCGGTGGACTTCATAACCTGGGACGACGACGGCGACCACAAGCTCCGTGAAGGCCGATGGTGGCTGGTGCCATGGTGGGCGAAGGAGATGCCCAAGGCGGCGATGTTCAACGCCAGGATCGAAACGGTCGCAACGTCGGGCGCTTTCAAGGATGCCCTCAAGTCCAAGCGGTGCCTGATCCCCGCCGATGGCTTTTACGAGTGGACCATCAGCCCTGCCGACAAGGGCCGCGATCCCTGGCACATCTTCCGGCCCGGCCACGCGCCATTCTCATTCGCCGGCCTCTGGGCGTATAATGCCACGCTCGACGTCACCAGTTGCACCATCATCACCGAGCCGGCCGGCGCCACCATGAAGCAGCTGCACGACCGCCAGCCGGTCATCCTAGACCCGGCCTGTTACGATGCCTGGCTGAACCCGCAAACGCCGGCGGCCGAGCTCATGGACGTGCTGTCGCACGACATTGACGACGAGCTGCAATTTCACCGGGTTTCACGAGACGTGAATGCATCGGTGAAGGACAAGCAGCGCAACGATGCGCCGCACTTCATCGAGCCGGTCGAGCTGTTTTCGAACCCATTGTGACAGTACGGAGCGATCACTTTTTGCGTTCGTGACGTTTTCCTCGGAACAGACCGCAAGTCCGTGGGTTGGGCATATCTAACCCAAGAGGAGACCACGATGGACCACACCAACCATGTACGCCTTACGCCGGCTGAGCTGACTCCAGACCTCCTCGAAGGCGCGACCATCTACGGGCCGGACGACGAAAAAGTCGGCTCGGTTGACCATGTTCATGGCAGCCAGGTCGTCATCGATGTGGGCGGCTTCCTCGGGATCGGCGCGAAGCCTGTTGCCGTTGCGGCCAGCGAGCTCGATTTCATGCGCGACGAGGACGGCGATGTTCATGCCGTGACGACCTGGACGAAAGACCAGCTCAAGGACATGCCAGAACACACCGAATAAGGCAGCATCAACGCATCGATATTGGCCTGCTCCGCGCAAATACGGGCATGCCGAGTGCGTTTCGTTCCGGAACGATTCTCGTGATTGGCCGTTCGTTCGCTCAGAAGGAGCAACGATCATGGCGTCAGCACCGCGCGCAGCCTGGAAGGGCTTTCTCAGGATCGGGTCGGTCACCTGCGGAGTCAAAATCGTCGGCGTCGTCAGCGAAGCCGAAAAAATCCGATTTTCCATCCTCAACCGCAAGACCGGCAACAAGGTCCGCAGCGTCTATGTAGACGAAGAGACCAATGACGAGGTGCCGACGGAGGAGCAAGTCAAGGGATATGAAGCCGACCAGGGCGACTTTATCGAGATCGAGCCCGACCAGATCAAGGCGTTAAAACTGACCTCCGACCATACGCTCGACGTGGAAGAATTCGTTCCGATCAAGGACATCGACAGCCGCTATCTGGAAAAGCCCTATTACATGATCCCTGCCGATCGCGCCGCGACGGAATCCTTTGCAGTTCTGCGCGATGCCATGGCAAAGACCGGCATGGCGGCAAGGTCCTGCGTGGTCATGTACCAGCACGGCCACGAGGTTGTCATCCAGCCCTACGGCAAGGGCATGTTGCTGACTTGGCTGCGCAACAATAACACCATGGTCGCCGAGAAATCGGTGTTCGACGGCATCCCGACCGGCAAACAGGACAAGGATCTGATGGAAATCGCTGGCCTGCTCATCGACAAGAAGCTGACCAAGTTCGATCCGTCGCATTTCGAAGACACCTACGAGGCAGCGCTGGCCGACATGATCGACGCCAAGCGCAAGGGCAAGAAGGTGCCGACCAAGGCCCCGGCGCGTCCGAAGGAGAACGTCGTCAATCTCTTCGAGACGCTGAAGAAGAGCCTGAAGGAAGAAGGCATCGACAGCTCGGCCAAAAAAACAAAGCGAAAGGCCAAGGCAGCCTAATTTCGCTACTTGTCGGTAATCCGATTGGCCGCTTCCTGCGCCTCCTGGAGGTCGAAGGAAATTGCATGCGACTTGTTTGCGATAAATTCCAAAGCCTCGGCGATCAGCCGCGCCATCACGCCGCCAACTTCAGCCCCACCATGCCCCAGTTGACGGCGAAGCCCGGATCGATGCCGGCCGGCGTCTCGACGGCGCGCCCACGCACCCATTTGATGACGGTGCGTTCGGCCGGCGCCTCCGCGTCCACCTGCCAGCCATAGCGCGCGAGATCTCGCTCGGAGAGCGACTGGACGTAGCAGCGGCAGTTCCAGCCGTTCGGTGGGTAGTGCGTCAGCCACCATTCGTGATCGACCGGCAGCACCGTGCCGTGCCAGTGCGCATGCTCCGGCCGCGAGCTGGGTTGCAGCAGCTCGGGATCGACATGCACATAGCGCAGATAGGGCCGCACCCGCTTCAGCCGCTGGATTTGCTGCCAACGCCCGGCGGCATAGGCCTGAGCCGTCATGATGCGGAACGCGAGCTCGGCGCGGCGTCCGCCGCTTTCATCGGTCCAACCGTGCCGGCCGGTGATGTCATCCCAGCCCTCAAGGAACCCCGGCAGGCCGCTGCCGTCCTCGATGGCGGCCAGCACCTCGGCGATTATGTCCTGGACAAGCGCGTCGCTCATGCCGGCAGAGCGGTCGCGCGCCGCCGCATCCACCTCCCGCATGAGCTCCAGCCAGCGGGCCTGCGGCAGCGCCAGGCGCCGGCGCAGGAAGTCGATCGCCTCCTCGAAACGGACGCCTGTCTCAGGCGTCGCCACGATCCGCCTCCACCGCTTCGCCCGACAGCCAGGCGAGCAGCATCGCCTGTCTCATGACGGCGATGAGGTCGGCCGGCGTCTCCTGCGCGGCCGCAGCCCGCCGCAGCGCAGCCTCGGCGGCGTCGAGGCTACCGGCGCGCGCCACCAGGCCGCGCACTCGTTCGACCAGCGCGCCGATCGCCGGCCCCGCGAGATCCAGCGCAGCGGCGCCGATCAGTTCGTCCGGCAAGCGCGCACCTGCCGGGCGCTGATGGTGCATCGTCTCTCGCCGGTCCTTGGCAGCCGGCTTGCCGGGCTTCGGGTCGGTTTCCTCGTCGGTCTCGTCCTTGGCCGCGCCGAGCAGTTCGTCCCCCTCGGCCGGTTTGCCGATGCCGACGATCTCGCGCATCTGGTCCTTGCCCACCTGAAGCCCGAGCGGCACCAGCCGCACGACGGAGTCGACCGTCAGCTTCACATCAGTTTCTTCGGCCCGGCCGATCTTCAGCCGCGGATAGGCCTTTTGCGGCCCGAATTCGAGGTCGATCCACGGACGAACCAAATCTGCGTTAATGATCGCCGACAGCGCCTTGGCATCGGCACGCTCGATATCCTCCTGCACCTCGCGGTGTTCCTGCCCGACGGCGTGCCCGCCGGCGATCGCGTCGGTCGTCGCCGTTTGTCCCAGCACCAGCTTGGAAAGCTGCCGGTCGAGCCAGTCGGAGCGCTTCTCGTACAGGTCGCTCGACGTGCCAATCGACTTCGATTCGATGAATTCGATCAGCATGCCGTCCGGGATGATGGCGGCGCAGTCGCCGGCGATGTTCGCCACCGCGCGGTAAAGCGTGTCCCGATCCTCCTTGGTGGCGCTCGCACCGTATTTGCCGACGCGGATCGGTTGGCCGTAAGTCTGGGTGAAGATTGCCCAGTCGCGCGCCGTGAAAGCCTTGAACATCCAGGCCCAGGTAGCGACACGCGCCAGGCCGGAGCGGATTGGCAGGCCGGATTTCGCCTTCATCACCGCGCGGATGAACTTGAAGGGCGCAAGCTCCAGCTCCTCGCCGCCTTCGCCGATCAGCACCGGCGTGGTGAGATCGTTGCGCCGGAAGCGGAACCAACGCGGGTCGCGCCATTCCAGCCGCTTCGGCTGCCACTGCCCGGAGGAAGTGTCCCACAGGATCTCGGTGAAGGAATAGCCCTTGCCGACGGCGTCCAGCATGTCGAAGAGTTCGCCCTGCAGCTCGTCGCGCTTCAGCCATTCCCGCACCGTCTCGGAATGCGCCTCGGGCGCCTTGTCAGCCTCGACGGTCATTTCCAGCTGCGAGACCGAGCGCTTGCGGGTGCCGAGAATGCCGAGATAGTGCGGATCTCGCTCCTCGATCGTCTCGGCCAGTTCCAGGTAGCGCAGCGGGTCGCCCTGGTCGGCCTCGCGCAGGATCATGGCCAGCCGCTGCGGATTGAGCCCGTCGCCCGGATAGCCTGTCATCGGCGAGCGCACGCCGGTCAGCGTCGGCCCGGCGACTTCTGTGGTCAGCACCGAACGCTGGATCGGCCGTCCATACTGATCGAGGATCTGCGCATTCGCCATCACGAAGTCCCTCCGCGGATGCCTGCGCCGAGCGGCGGCCGGTATGGATCGCGCGCGCTGGTGTCGCGGTCGGCTTCGTCCGCATTCCAGAAATCGCGGCCGCCAGCGGCCTGTTGAAGCCCCGTTGAAACGGGCGTGTAGCCGTATTCACGCCATTGCAGCCGCCCCGCAGCAAAGGCGAGCGCGAGCGCGATGGCGAAGTCGCCGTGGCGCTTCTTGCCTTCTTCGCCGACACGCTCCGGTGGTATCGACGGCACACCGCGGATGACCTTGACGAGGCGCAGATCGACAAGATGCTCGGCGTCCTTCACCAGGGCGATGGCACCGTCCTCGAAGGCCGCCTTCACTGGCGGCATGTGCTCGTTATACCAGGGCGTCGAGAGATTCACTTGCCAGACCAAGCCATGGATGACCTTCGTCGGATCATCGTTGGGAATATAGAAGCCGAATTCCCGGCCTAGATCCTCGGCGAGGTTCATGCCCATTCCAGTGGCATCTATCGCAGTGCCGACCAGACGCGGCGCAGCCTGGATGATCTGCCGCGCGATCGCCTTTTGCTCGGCGAAGGGCACATTGCGCATCTCGACGGTCAGAGCTGCCCGGCGCTGGAGCAGGCCATCAATCGCCAGCAGCAAGATCACGGCCGGGTCGTTGCGCCTGGCTGGATCGTAGCCTAACGCATGCATCCATCTCGGATTGAGCAACTTCAGCGCATCGTCGAGCCCGTCGAGTTGTGCCTTTAGCAGGTGACTGCGCTCGAGGCCCGGCCGCTGAAGATAATCTGGCGGCAACGACACGCGCTGGATTGGGGCCTGCTCAGGCAACAGCTTCATGCGCCCCTCGATCAGCGGCGCGCTAAGCCAGGCTCCGGAACCCATGGCCGGAATACAAAAAAGCTCCTCGTCGGCCAGTTCGCCGTAATCGTCGATGATCTCCTGGCGCCAGGCGGCCTCGTATTCTGGCGTCCATTCGTCCCCGTTGACCAGGCAGATGCGCTTGAACAGCCCATCGAGCAGCGCCTGGTCGAAATCGACCTTCAGCCATTTGTATTTCGAACGGCCCCCCAGGATGTCCTGGATATAGACGTTGAATTCGTTCTCAGCGCCGTTGTGCGTCGAGCAGACGAAGATCTTGCCGCCCCACATGCGCATGGCCAGCGCGGCCTTCATCAATTCCTTCAGGCTATCGACGAAGGCGGCCTCGTCGATGATCACGTCGCCCTGGTGGCCGCGCAACGTGCGCGGCGCCGACGACAGCGCGATGATCTCGAAGCCCGAGGCGAAACGGATGCGGTAGGCCTGGATCTTGCGGGTGTCGGCCGGGTTTGCGGGATCCACATCGTCGAACAGGAATTCGCCGGCTTCAGCCGCGGCGACGGCGAAGGCACGCGCCCACATGCCGCACGTGTCGATGAACTCCTTGGCGATCTCCTGCTTGTAGGAGATGTAGAGCACGTCCATGCCCTTCGCCTGGCGCGAGCGACCGGCGCGCAGCACGGCATAGGAGGCAATGGCCCATGTCTCGCCGATCCGGCGGCTCTTTTCGACGAACAGCACGCGAACGGCGGTGCTGTCCATCAATTCGACGGTTCGCGCCTGGTAGCCCAGCAACACGTTGGGCAAGCCGACCGAAGCGATGACGTGGTCGAGGTTCGCCTCGCTGTCGCGCCGCAGCTTCTCCCAGTCGGCCTGGCTGATCGGGGCGGTCATCTTTCAAAGGCCTTGTCTACGGCTTCACGGCAGGCATCGAGCTGGCGGAGATACTCCTGCGCATCGATGTCGAGCACGCAATCGACCCTTCGCCGGCGCTCGACGCTCTCAATTTCGCGCCGTATGGCATTGCTCAGGCAGCCTGCGTCTCGGTCGGTGAGTTCGATAAAGACGCTCATGTCCTCACCCCCAGGATCTGCGCCTTGATCTGGTTGGACACCTCTTGCGACATGCCGGTGGCCTTGCGCACCGTTTCCAGCGCCTCACCGACCTTCTCGCCGAATTCCTTTTCCACCTTGGCGCGTCGGATGGTCGAAACGCCCTGGGCCTGCGTCGCCTTGAACAGCGCGCCGGCGAGATTGAGCGCACCCTTCGGGTCGATCCGCGCTTCGCCGGCGGCTGTGATGATCTCGAAAACCAGTGTCTTGATCGCCTCGGCCGCGATGATGGTCAGGTCGTCGGATGCCTTGGCGTCGAACTTCTCCGCCAGCATGCCGGTGATGGCGCGCGTTTCGTCGAGCCGGCGCGACAGCGTCGCCAGCTTAATTGAATGCCGGTTAAAGGCCTGGAAGGACGGGATGGTGAAGTCCAGCTCGCCGCGGTGTTCTTTTTGCAGAGCCTCCAGCCTCAGGTAGAATTCCTTGTAAATGTCGGTCTGGGTCCGCGCTCCTTCGCCGGTCTGGCGCAGTTCATCGTTGGCCCACGCGATGATTGGCGATGCCTCCGCAGGAAGTTGTGCGATGCCGGAGAGCCGGCCGCGGCCGCGCACCATTTTCACGCCACCGGATCAGTGGTGCGCTTGACGCCGGCGAGGAACCGCTGGTGCGCCAGGTGCTCGCGGCCGCGCGGCATCAGCGAGGCGATCTTGACCGAGCCCGCCGGCGTGATCCTCACCGCGCCCATCTCCTTCAGCCAGTCGAGCTCCTGCTCGACCCATTCCCGCTCGCGCACAATCGCGAACATCTCGGCGAGGAGATCGCGCAAAGCGCTCGACGTCGCCGCCTCGTTCGGCTGCAGCGCCAGCTCACGCAGGATGATGAGCCGCGTCTCTTCGCGGATGATGCGGTCCAGGCTCATTTCGCCCTCTCGAATTCGAGGTCCTGTAGCCGGGCGGCAATGGCCGACACCGGCTTCAGGCGCTCGTCCATCGTCGCCAGGGCGCCGCTCAGCCGCTCTACCGCCAATTCGATGCGATGAACCTGCTCCCGCTCCGGCAAATGCTGGAAGTCGCTTTCCAGCTTGATCAGACGTGCCTCAACAAGCTGGAATCGGGCGATCACGGCTGCGTCGCCGGTCTTCTTGTCGCGCGCCAGCTCCTCGGCATCCTCGCCGAGATCTTCCTTGAGCTCGTCCAGTTCCTTCAGTGCCTTGCTCGACCCCGATGTCAGCCAGCTGTAGATGATCGTGCCGATCGAGATCAGAACCGCGATCAGCCCGAGATATTCCCTCACTTGGTCCATCAGGCGCGCCTCCTGCGCAGTCGTTCCTCGAATGTCGCGCAGTCGATGCACAGCCGCGTCCCTGGCACCGCGGCGCGCCGGGCCGCAGCGATCGGTTCGCCGCAATCGCAGATCATCGGGCTTTGACCGCTGGTCGAATGCTGGCCCCGGATTGCCGCCTGGATGCGGGCAATTCCGGCGACGCGCTCTTCCTCGGCGCGCCGGTCGGCAAGGTCGAGAGCCCGGTTCGATGCGCTCATGGCTTCGCCGCCCATTTTGCCATGGCGTCTTTCACCGTATGGCCGCCCATGTAGAGTCCGAGATAGGTGACGAACAGCGTGGCGAAGACCGAGACATCGACCACCAGGCCGAGCCGTTCGTCGGCGCCGGCGAGGCCCAGCACGACGTTGACCAGCGGGATCATGGCGACGTACCAGGCGACCAGCCCGAGAAAGAGCCACATGCCGGCCGGCCGCCACGCCCAGGTCCATGTCGGCCCGCCCTTGTCCATCTCGGCGCGCATCAGGTCGATCGCCTGCTTCTGCTGGACGTTCCACTGCACCAGCAGTTCCGGCGTCTCGGCTTCGGTTGCGGCCACTGCGGCTTCGATCCGGTCGGATGATAATCCGGGCAATTCGTCGGCCGGGACGCCGGCATGGCCGGCGATCGTGTCGATGATCATGCCGCCGATCTCGCCGGCGGCGCCGCCGACATATTTTTCCAGCAGGCTTTTGACCACCGGCGCACCGACCTTCGCCGCCGCATCGATCAGGATGGAAGTGACCAGCGCGCTCAAAACAGCACCGCCACCAGCCCGGCGATGAACGCCAACACCAGGCAGATCAGGCTGGCGCAGATACAAAAGATCGTCGGCGGGACATAGCCTGATTGGGATGGAGCCGGATGCATCGCCAGCGCGCCCCAAAGGAGCATGCCCAGAAAACCCGACCCAAGCCCGGCGACGAGAAGCAGAACGGACAAGGCCAACATCAAAAGCTCCTCGGCGGCACAAACAGGCAGATGGTCTTGCCGGCGTCGAGGCCGGCCTGGTGGGCGCACCAGTGGAACGCGCCGTCGGGGCTGTCCTTCACGCGCCGGTCCGTCATCGGCACGACTTCCCCCGACGGAACGTGAAAGCCGTCCTGGCGTTCGGTCACCTCGCCGGCCTTCGTTTCGCGGCAGTCGTAGGAGGCGCAGCAGGACAGCGGATATGTCCAGCCCGTCGGCGCTTCATGCGCAAAAGCGCGACCGCCGAGCATCAGCAGGCAGACGACGACAATTGCCGTGACCATGACCGCAACGGCGATCTTGAGCACACCGCCGGCTTTTTCTGAACCGGGCGGTCCGATGGCTTGCGTCAGCAACTCGACGAGGAGGATTCCGACGCCGACGCTCAACAGCATGACGGCCAGCATCCAGCCAAGGATCAGCGCGGCCAGCATCAGAAACTCCTCAGCCAGGTGGCAGTTTTGGGAAGACGCTTGGCCATGCGAGCGGCGATGATGTCGCGGTAGTGCCAGGCCAGGTAGGCCAGCCAGAGGGACCCAACGACCAACGCCACGATGCCGATCCAGCCGGCGAGGCTCAGCGCATGGTCGGAGAGGGTCGAGGGTTCGACGGCCGGCAAGTCGACCGAAGGCGGCGCTGGCGGCGGCGTGATCACGTCCGCGCCGGTCGTTACCGCCGTGCCGGTTGCCGCGGTGCCGGCCGCCGTCTTGGTCTTGGATCGGGCGTCCAGCTCACGCTGCAGCGTCGATAAGGTCGCCTTGCCGATCTTGCCATCCACGGTGAGGCCGTGATCGGCCTGGAACTTGTCGACGGCGGACCGCAGCACCTTGGTGGCCGCGTCGCCGGGTTCGTAGCCCGTCTTGCGGAAGCCGTCGCGGATCGCGACGATCTCTTCCGCCGTCACCGACACGACAAATTCAGCATAGTAGCCGGGCTCGACGCTCGCCTGCGCGATGCGCAAATCGGCCGGCCATTTGTCGGCCAGGATGATGTCGGCCTCTTCGGCGCGGCGTCGCTTCAGCCCAGGCAGCACCTTGCCCCCGGCCTTGTTCCAGGCGCCCAGGCTGGCGCGCACCGACGCCGCCGATGCCCCGGTCACCCACTGCTTGACCCAGGTCGCGCGGTCGATCGCGCCGGTGTTGAAATCGAAGCTCAAGCCGCCGTCGAATTCGTTTTGCTTCGCGCCCGGCATCGCCTTGGTCACGCGCGGCTCGTAATTCTTCGCCAGCGCCTGGCGCAACAGGGACGTTGCCTGCGCGCGAGTGATGGTCATGCCGAGCTTGGGCTTGATGACACCGCTGGATGCCGTCAGTCCGGCACCGATGGTCAACACGCCGGCGCTGTCCCGGTAGGTTTTCAGCACGACGCCTTCGCGGCTTTCCAGATAGGCTTCGCCTTTGTCGCTGACCTGCATTCGATCCCCGCTCCGGTGCAAAAAATGGCCGGGCTTGCGCCGGCCGAGATTGCACGCAGCATGGTCGCGGGTGTGAGCGTGAGCCATGCCCGCTGAGGCGGGCATAGGGGATCAGTTGGAGAAAAGGTCGCTCTGGCGCGGATCGCGCGAACCCTTGACGGGCTTGCTTGGCATGGCGTTGAAAAGCCGGTCGATGCCGCTTTCGCTCATGCCCAGCCGCCGCGCGATTTCCGCATTCGAGGCGCCGGCGGCGCGATAGTGCCTTGCCCGCAATTCGCGCGCAAGCGGCACCCGGATGTAGAAGCCGGCGTAGCGATCGGCGAGCAACCGTGCTGCTTCGGAACCGATCTCGCGCGCCAGGCTGCTGCCCTCGCCGGACGGCACATAGAGCCGCGTCCCGCCCCTTTTTTCCGCCAGGCGGATCAGGCCGGCCGGGCCCAGCACCCACAACAGCATTTCAGCCAGGCGGATGTCCTTTTCGCTCACGCGCGCCCCCGCAACTCGCATTCGAGGCGGATCTGGCGTGAACGCAAACCACGCAATCGCGCCTCCAGTTCGATACGGTAGTGGCTGTGCGGCCTGAGACTTGCGATACGCGTCTTCAACGCCTGGCATTCATCCTCCAGATGGTCGAGCTCCGACTGCTCGCGCCAGACCAGCAAGGGCGGCGGGAGCTTGGCGGAGTCGGCACGGCTGGCCATGGCCATCAGGGCTCCCGACCGCTATTCTGGACATCATGCGCGCCGTTTTCGCCCTTGTGCTGGTTCTTGTCGCCTTGCCGGCCGATGCCGGTGAAGCCAGCTACCCGACGATCGACGCCGAAACGCGCGAGGTCGTTCTGAACAGCCTCGGTGCCCTCTCGATCGCGCCGCAGATATGCAATCTCGCGATCGACCGCGTCGCCCTCGACAAGGCTGGGCGCATGCTCTTGCCCGAAGAGCCCGAGCTGGCCGTCGAGATTTTTCGCGTCAACAACCTCTTGGCCCGCGAGCATTCCAACTGGACGGTCGAGCAGCGCCGCACCTTCTGCGAGGGGACTGCCAAAGTCGCCGCCGAGCTCGGCCTGCTGCCCTGAAAATTTAGCCGCCTCCAGGCCCCAGACCTTCTGGCCCGCCCAGGGTTCGCGCGCGAACAGCTCGATGGCGAATGCCCTTGGCAGGAGCTTCTCCACCATCTCCCGCGCCTCCAGCGGCTTGCGGCTGTGCTCTCGACGCTTGGCATCGATATGGTTGCGCACCGATTTCGAACTGACGGTCGGCTCGCCGATGGTTCCGACCAGAAACGGCTCGGTGGTCGATCTCAGGATGTAGCCCGTGCCGAAAGCGAGTCCACCTTTGGAACCGCGCTTGGTCCAGGAACCGCCTGTCTTGTAGGAAAAGCCCCATGCCGCCATGACTCGCTGCGCCACCGGCAGATGCGGCCAGGTCGACCAGAGGAACAGCAGACAGTCGCGGCCGGCCAGATGCCCGACCGGCAGTGCCGCGATCTCGGCTTCCGGCATGGTGTCGTAGTGCACCTCGGGCGACTTCCCGTAGCCCTTGTCCGACCGCATGTCGTACTGCCAGGGCGGATCGGCGATGATAGCGCCGAACGAGAGGGGCCGGAGCTCGCCGAAAGGCCAGGTCATTCCAGCCCCTCGTTTCGGCGGACAATGTCGGCCAGCACATCGAAATGCGGCACAGTCCTGCCGTTCAAGACGGTGACGACATAACGGCCCCGCACCAGATAGCGCGCCACCTTGGTCCGCACGCACGGCGCACCCTGGGACCGGGCGCAGGTCGCGGCGATCTCCGATCGCAGGGAATCGATATCGAGCCCGACGACCCGTTCCAGGTAGCGCAACACTGCATGGTCGCTGACGTGGATGTCGCTCACGGCACCATTTTCCTGATCCGCTCGCCGAGCGTGTTCATGACGCCCGCCCATTCGCGCGCCGTCATTTGATTGATCGGGTTGAAGGCGTGATCCTCGACAAAGGTCTTGAAGGACGCGAAGTCGAAGCCACCATTGAGCAGCGTCCACTGTGCCCGCGCGATCTTGCCTCCCGGGCCCCGCAGCCACGCGGTCATGTGCTCGCCGTCGCTCCAGTCGACGCCGGCGCGCGCGGTCCAGGATTTCAACGCTTCGATCGCCTTGCGAGCATCGGCCGCGTTTCGCAGGAACCGTGTGTGCTCGATGCCGGTCACCCTGGCGACGAAGGCAAGCATGGCGCTGTCGCGCCGATCGCGCACGAGCCCGAGGTTCCAGCCGGCGATCCAGAGCGCCTGCAGCTTCTTCGCGAACGGACCGTCAAGTGCGACTTTGGCGGGCTTGAAACCGTGTTCACGGAACGCACCGAGGACCTGCTGGCGCTCTGCCTCAGTCATGTCGCCGGCGGACGTCTTGCCGGTCACGCGGACAAGCACGGCACGGTAGGTGTCCTCGTCGAGGCCAAGCTGTTTCCTGGCGACGTGGATGGCGGCGAGCGCGGTCAAGATTGCAGCGCCTCCAACGCGGCGCGGCTGACCGCAGCCAACTTGTCGGCCATGGCGATCTCTTCGGCCGTTGACGCCTTGATCGCTGCGACCTCGGCATCCAGTCGCTGCATGTCCTCGGAATGAACCTGCTTCAGGCGCCGGCGCTCGTCCTCCAATTCCGCCACCGCTGCCCTGCAGGCCTTGCGGGCGTCTGCCGAGCGCTTGATGTAGCCGGTCATGCCCCGGCGGTGCAGATCGGCCATCCGTTCAAGTTCCTCGGCCGGGCTTGACGGCAGGGTGAATTCGATAGCCAGATCGGCGGCGAGACGTTCATCCAGTGTGTTCATCGTCGCCCCCTCAAGCCTTGGCGAGATCGATGGTGATGGCGCGCCATTCATCGTTGGGCGTCGCGCGCACATGACAGCGGACATAGGTCTTGGAGCCGACGACGCGCATGGCGGCACGGATAGCGTCCATGGCGCGTCGCCAGCGTTCATCGTCGATGTCGAGGCGCAGCAGCATGAAAATCTCTGTGCGGTTGATTTGCCCGCCCTTGTCGACATTGAAGGCGCGGTTGATGATGGCGCGGATCTCGGTGCGGCTGTCTGCGGCCCATTCGGTCAGGCACTCGTCGATGAGTCCCTTGGCCGTCTGCAGTTGCACACCGAAGTCGATCAGGTCGGCCACCTGCACCTGCACCTTCATCAGTCCGTCGAAGGTCATGAAAGTTTTGTTGCCTTTGGCGCCGCCCTTGGTCGCGCCATACTCCTGCGCGATCAGCGCCTCGAATGCACCCAGATCGTCGAATGTATGGCCCTTGAAACGCGCCACCTGCGCAGAGAGCTCGACGGCGTGACCGATGATCTTGCGCACGGTCTCGTCTTCCAGCTTGTCGGTAGGCTTGATCGCCTCGACCGGCACCAGGCTGCCTTTGGCGTCCGGCATGTAGGGTTTGCCGTTCACCATCACGATCCCGGTGTCGGGCCGCTCCTCAAGAATGACTGCTTCCATTGCCCTTCTCCTCATTTGGTTCGCCGCGAAGCGCGGTCATGAGCTGGGTGACGCGAACGGCCTGGTGCCGGATCGCGAAATTTCGCGTGCTTGCGTTTTCGTCGGTGCCTATGACGGGAAACTCCAGGGCTCGAACCAGCAGTTCCGCCTCGATGCAGATTTCCCAGAAGCGTTCGGTCGCCATGGCAAGGGCCAGCACGACGGCGACCGGAGCGGCCGTGGCATTGCGCCGTGGGTTGGCAAGGATGACACCGGCGGCATCCATCACGTCGATTTCGGCGGCCGCCGCAAAAAGTTTGTCAGACATCGGCAAGCCCTCGTTTCCGCAAACGGGTCCGGAGGCGGCGCGCCGCGCGCTCAAGCTTCATGCGCGCCGCCACCTCGCGGCCGCCGGCATATTTAGCCTGGTCCAGTTCGTTGACCGCCAAAGCCACCAGGACAGACGCCTGGATCAGATCGCGGTCGGCATAGACAGCAACATGCCGCACGACGATGCGCGGCGGCGTCGCTTCCAGTTCGGCATCGACCAACGGCGCCAGCGTGTCGGCAAGCATTGCCGCCAGTCGACGGCGCCGATCGCTGTCATGTAGGTGTTCGGCGCGCATCAGCAGCTCTCCCCCTGGCTGGCTTTCAGGGAGGAGTGCCGGCAGCCGGCGCGGCAGGCGCGATAGACCGCCGCCCGGATCGAAGATGTCGCCGCGAATGGCTTCTTCTGCCAGTCGAGGCAGGCGTCGCGACCGATCTCCCCCAGCGCCGGGCAGGTCACAGTGGCGCCCATAAGCGCGCCGCGAACCTTTTCTTCTACCCGGGCGACATCGCCCGGGTAGCGGTTGTTGATGACGGTCGAGAGCGCCGAGGCCGAATAGCCGACGCGCTTTTCGGCGCCGCGCAGCCCCTCCCTGTCGGCACAGGCGGCCAGCTCCGCCACCCAGTCCGGCACCGTGCACCATGCGGCGGCGGCCTTGTCGCTCATCGTCCGCTCGGCGCGAACGGTGCCCGGTGCTGGGCCGCGGTTCATTGTCCGGCCTCGCGCGCTACGATGTCCCCAAACACCATGTTTCGATTGCGGTCGAAGACGACTTGGGATTCGAGCGCCGCCGGCGGCAAAGGGCCAGTGTTCATCGACGGCTTCAGGCGCCACTGCTTCGGCCGACCGCCCAGATCGACGAGATATCCGCCCTGCTTCAGGCCCCTTACGAAACTGCGTGCCGCCGCAAGGGTAACGGCAACCTCGGAGGTCGTTGCATAAACGGTCAGATCGGCCAGGGTGAAGCCCTGGCGCGACATCGGGCCTCGCATAAAATTCCACGCCTGTTGGCGCGACTTTCCGGCATCGCTCAGCCCTCCGGTCCGGGTGACGATAGGGCGGCGGGCGGGCGACTGCATGAGCAGCCAGAGCTTTCGATTGACGCCTTTAGGCCCCACTGTTTCCCCGGCCGGCCGAACGAACCCGGCTAGGCTGAGACGGCGTAAAAATTCGCTGATGGTGCCGCGCGAGTCGTTGCTGGCCCTGCACACATCGCAGGCCGAGAAGGTTGCGCCGTCTTTGCCAAGGCGCCGTATGACCGCCCAGGTGTGATCGAGGCCCCTGTTGACCACGGTGGTCGACCCAACCGTTAGTTTGAGGATGATGCCCATCACGCGGCCCTCCGCGCCGACGCGAAGCGCTTCGGCGTCTCGCCGGTGAAAACACGCCCGCGGTAGTTGGCGACAGTGAGTTCCCCCAGGCCATGATTGGCGGCGAAAGCGGCTGCGCTGTTCAGAGTCGTCGCGATCTTGCGCGCCTTCCCCCCGGTCTGGTGGCGGATGAGGTCGAGCAGCTCGTCGCCGATATTCAGCTTGGGGTAGAGAAAGCTGGCCAGAGTGCGGGCATCGTCGAGGTCGCATGGTTGTGCCAGGACCCATTCCAGCACGCGGTTGTGGACCCGCTCATACTGCTCCAGCTTCTGCGGCAGCAGTTCCTCGCCCACCAGCAGCACCGGCACCTGCGCCGCCTTGTTGATGTCGCGCACCAGCTCGATCATCCCCTTGTCGACCAACTTGTCGGCCTCGTCGATGATGACCGGTCGGGCCGGGTCGTCGCCCAGCCGCGAGATGATTTCGTCCATCATGTCGCCGATCGTGCCGCGCGTACGGACGACGCCCAGCTCGGCAAGCAGGGCCTGGCAGAATTTCTTGCGTGTCCAGAAATCGAATACCTCGACGAAGATGGCGCCTTTCCGGTTCCAGCAATATTGCGCCGCCATCGTCTTGCCGTAGCCGGAGAACCCGCTGAAAACGCCGATATTCGGCAGGTGCGACGGCCGGTGGATGAGTGTGTCGATCAACGCGAGACAGGAAGCGACGTTTTTCAGCGGGGCTACCGAGCCCGGCCGTGAAGTCTGGGTGTTGCCGTTCATTGTTTGGTCCCTTTAAGGCCGCGCCCGCGGCCTGGTTTGTTGCATCCGCTGCCTTGCCGGCGCTCACGCCAGACGCATGGCCTCGGCTCCGAACTCGTCGTACATCTGACGCATTGCCCGGTACTCCGACCCCTCGCGGTAGCCGCCGAGCCACAACAAATCCTCATCGCGAAGCCGTTCGCCGGCGGCGCGCCGGTCTTCCAGGTCGAGCGCGCGCCGGAAACGCTGTTCCCGCGTCTCGGGCAGGACGGCGACCGCCTCGGGGCGAGGCTTCATGACTGCCGTTTCACGCTGCAATGCCGCGTGGATTTCGGCCGCCACGGCCGGCATCTCAGCCGGCTTCGACTGGTCGGCGGCCTTGGCGGCGGCGCCCAGAGCAGGAGTCGAATGCGGTTCCGAGCGCTGAGGAAAGGCGATGAGATTGCCGAGGCGCTTCTCGCCCTCCCGGCGCATGGCGTCGGCGATCGCGCGCGGGCCGATCCGGCGCATTTCGCGCCTGATATCCTTGATGCGGCCATCCACATGCGCCTTCTGCGCCGCCTTGACCCTCGCGATCGTCTCGACCGGATCGAGGCCCGAGAGTTCCGGGCAGATCGCGTCCCCAAGGAACTGCTCGCCATTGGGCTCGAACAGTAGCAGGCGGCCGAGATCGGCCGGGTCCATCCGGCAGAACACGGTTTCGCCCGGCATGACCGAACCGGTCAGATAGCGCGCGCCTTCGAGGCTAACGCCGGTCTTGGTGACTTTGCGAAGACCGTTCTGTCCGGCAACAGGCGCCAGCAGGATGTCGAGCGCAGCCAGATTGTCGATGCGCCGGACCGAGCCCGCATAAGCGGCGGCGGCCTGGAAAGGCGTGCGCCGGCCGAGCGCCTCGTGCGGGGTCGAAGCGTAGATCGTATCCGACCAGTCGTCGCACCAGGCCTGGAACTCGGCTAGGTCCATGTCGACCTCGAACAGCTCGGCAGGGTCTGCGCCGAGTCGTTTGGCAAATGATTTGCGGTTCTCGATCCGCTTCCGATCAGCGACGGAATGGCCGATGAAGCCGGGCAGGCCGGCCAGGCCGCGTTGGAAGGTGCCGATTGCGCGCTCCACCATGCCCTTGGATTTCGGCTGGTACGGCGCTGACAGTTCGACCTCGATACCGAGTGAGGCGAAAAGACGTTGCGTCCATCTGGCAGTGAAATCCGAGCCATTGTCGGTCTTGATCGTCTCCGGAACGCCCCAGGCGGCCAGGCATTTGCGTACAAGCAGGCCGACGCCGGCCGCCCGGGCCGTCGGCGTCGCCAGCACCTTGATGCGGCGCGCATAAGCGTCGATGGCGAGATAGATGGAGTGGCGACCGCTCAACAGCATGACGTCCGCCGGCGACGCATCGATCTGCCAGATCTGGTTCAGCCGCTCCGCCTGCGTGGCCTTGACGGCGGAGAACTCGACCTTGCTGCGGTAGCCATCCGGATCGGTGAGCAGCATGAGCTCGTTGCGGTATTCGTGCCGCCACGCCTTCAGCGTCTGCTGGAACGTGCGCAGCGGCGGAACGGTCATCTCGCTGCCAAAAGTGTCGGCGACGAAATCCCGCACTTGCGCTGCCGACAGGAACGGCTTTTTGGCTATGGCAGCCAGCACAGCCGTCTTGACCCGGCCCCCGCAGGCTCGGTCAAGCTGGCCGGTGCCCTTTCGGGCCGCCGCTGGGTCGTGGCCGAGGGCGTCGGCCCCCATAACCTCCCGGGCGGACCGCCACCGCGCCAACGTGCGGGCGCTGGTCTGTGCCACCTGCGCGCAAACCCATGCGGGAACGTCTATTGAACGGGCGTTGAAAAGCCCCGCAAAGAGCGTGTCGGCCGCGACGGTCGAAAGGCCCTGGTCGCGCCGGAAACGGTCGGCGAGATTGAGCAGGACCAGCCGGGCGTCCCGCTCTGCCCTGGCGCGTGGGCTCAGCCTGTCCGCCTCGGTCAGCGGTGGCCAAAGATCCTCGGGCACGACGTGGAAGTGCCGTGCGGCGTAGAGGAGGCGGGTCGATAAAGGCAGCAGATCGATATGGAATTCCTCGCCGCCACCGCCCTTGCGGCCTGCGCGAGGCCGGCAAAGGCCGATCTGTCTGACCCAGCCTTCACGCGCGATCAGGAGATTCATGCCGCGCTTGGTCGTTGGCAGGCCCGGGAATGTTCCGGCGAGCGCGTGTTCGGCGAATTCCGAAGCGGTGAACCAGCACTTCATCGACCGGCCCTCAGCTTGGCAGCGAGCGTTTCCTTGTGCCGGGCGAGTTTCTTTTCCTGCTCCTCGACCAGATGAAGTTCGATGATGGCAACATATTTGCTCGGCACGACGAGGAGTCCGAAGAGGCCAGCCACGAAGCCCAGCAGATCCATGCATTCGGTTGCCGTCACGAGCGCAACGAAGCGCTCAAGCGTAATGCGGTGCGACTCCTTGGCTTCGGAGGCGTAGGCATCGAGCATGTCGACGCTGACTGCATAGCCGAGCTCGTCGGACATGCGGGCGGCCACCTCCGTGCGCGACTTGCCGCACGTCTTTAGCGCCAGGGCGACGGCGCGGCTGATCTTGGAACCCAGCCGGTTGCCGGCGATCTCGCCGGCGTCGAAGCCGACAGCGACCTTCGGCGGCTCCCAGGCGAACAGATCCCCGGTCCCGTGGTCGCGCCGCATCATCGCGCGCCTCGCGGTGTCAGTGCCGACCGGGCTATTTCCCGCTTGGCTTCAATGATGTTCAGCAGTGAAAAATAGGCTTCGCCCTCTTCGACGCCGGTCCCCGCGATCAGCGCGAGCGCTTCCCGCATCCGGTCCGGTTCGCTGCGGTTTTCATTGCCGGCGTCGTGGTGGCGCGGCCAGTTCATCGGCGCCAGACCCTTGATGTCGCTGTGGCCGCGGAAGCCCCAATCGCTCATCAGAACCATCCCCGCTTCTTGGCGTGTGCACGGATGGCCTGTTCCTGGGTGTCGAGAAATTCACCCCTTTGCCGGTCGGTGAAGCGCGCCCAGTTTCCCAGTGTTGACGCAAACATCTTCTCGGCGGACGTGAGCAAGCGCAGTCCGGCGGCCAGCGCCAGGGCGTCGGAAACGCTCGCCGCCTCGGGCGGTGTCGAAAAAAGCATGTCGAGGACCCTGTCCTGCAACGCCGGCGGCTGTTCCGACAGCAGCTTCAGTCCGGCCTGGTGATCTTCGAGCCAGGTTCCGCGCAACCGCATCTTGGTTCGGACGGTCAGCTCGGTAACGATCTGGACCGCGACCTCGATGGCGCGGCGGGACAAGCCGGTGATTTCGGCGGCTTCTTGGCTAAACGCAAAAATTTCGCTTTGGCGGGCCTTGCCGCCAGTATGCTGGTTGCCGCGCCGCCCGCCTTGTTTCGCCTCGGGGTAGAGCCGCTCGTGCGCCTCCTTCAGCGCCGCCAGATATTCTGCACGCTCAAGCTTCGTCAGGTCCTGGCGATCGAGGTTTTCGACGATCTCGATTAGCCGCCGACTGTCGGCATTGAGGGTGTCGGCCGGTATAACACGGGCGTCGATCTCGTCTTCGCCGGCGAGATCGAGAGCCGCCAGCCGCTTGGCGCCGGCGATCAGCCTGAAGCGACCGTCCGGCTGGGCCTCGACATTGATCGGTTGCAGCTGCCCGACCGCCTTCGACGTCTTTCCGATCGTTTCGATGCGCGCCGGCCGCACGGCCGACAGGCGGTCTTCCGGCACGACGACGAGCTTGATAGCAATGCGCCGGTACGACGCGCTCGCGCTCATGGCCGCGCCCGCCCGGCGAGGATCACCACGATTAGGACCAGGGGAAATGCAAACAGCGCCGGCCAGCGGAGAACAGTGAGGAGCGCCGCGGCAACGTAAGCAAGAAGGGCCCCGCCCAGCAGCAGATTGCAGCCCACCAGAACTGAAACCAGGATCGACGCGACGAGGATAGTTGTGAGCGCGGCGGCCGAGATTACGCTCGGCACGGGCAAAGGCGCCGCCGGGTCGGGCCAGAAAGGGTTTCTGTCGGCATCGCGCCGCTTTGCGGACCGGATGGGCATTAACTGCGCTCCTCATTGTCCGCCGGTGCATAAGCGTTTTGACTCGCGTCCCGACCGGGCGTTCTGCTAGGAAATGAGCGCCGTCTGCCGTTCGGCCAATAGCGGTCGGGCCACAGGTCCCGTGCCGGTATGCCGAGTGCGGTCGCAATCGCCTTCTCCGCTTTCGGGTAGGAGGAACCGAGCGCGACTGAGATATCAGAGGCGGAGACGGGCGTGCGGTCGGCGAATGCTTTCAGCGAGCCGTGCCGACGCTTGATCTCCGCGAGTATCGCGTGGCGGTCCCATTTGGTCGCGTGCTGCTTTTGCACCGGCTCGTCCTTGACTTGAGCGGGAAGGCCGAAGGGCTGCCCCGGTCGCAAATCAGTTTGGTTTCCCAAATGGTCCCATTCGGGACTGAAAGTCAACCCGTTTGGGACATAAGGAGTGCCTGCTGTGGATAATGATGGAGGCGACGAGGAATGGCGCCGTCGGCTCAAGCAGGTGGTGGGCGATCATGGCGGCGCGGCAACCGTGGCGCGCCTTGCGGAGATCCCGCCGCAGACACTTAAGAACCACCTGAACGGCCGAACCAAGAAAGCGCCTTTGGAGGACTTGAAGCGCATTGCCGAAGCCTGCGGAGTCTCCTCGATTTGGCTGGCGGCACTCGTTGCGGAAGCCCCTGTGCCCGCCGGGCTGTCGGAAGGGGATGTCGCGCCTTATCGGGGACCCGATCCGAAGCTTGAAGCCCCACATGGCGTCAACAGCATCAGGCGCGTTGTGACGAGCCGGGCATTGGACTTGGCTGGCTATCTACCTGGCGACATCGTCGACTTCCGGATGGACAGGAAGCCGAAGCCGGGGCGGCCGGTACTCGCGCAGGTTTACGACGAGGTGGGCGGCGCCGAAACGGTTCTGCGCATCTACCGCCCGCCTTTTCTCCTTGTGCACTCCAGCGACCCCGCGATCGACCCACGCCCGATACCGCTCGACCCGAGCGACACGGTCGTCAAGATCATGGGCGTATTTGTACAGATGATCCGCGTCGCCGGTTAGCATCGCCAAGGACGGTCGGCTGTTCCCTCCTTGAGCTTTTGCCGTCCTGTGTCCGGACGTTTGAACACTTGAATTCGTGCGGCCTTACGCGTGGAGGGAACCGACGCGTGCCAGTCTTCAGCAAATTCCCACCTTTGACGCGGAGCTGCCAGCATTTCCATGGCTTCCGCGTCCATACCGATCTCTGCTAGTGCCCCTCGGACACGACGCGCAACTTTGGTTGGCAGATTGGCCCCCGCCTAGACAGGCCGTCTGCTCTCTTGAAAGTCCCAGATCTCCGGCCGATTTTCGTGGTTTCCCGGCTATTCCCGCCTAATCCCGGCAAAGCCCTAGATATGCCATCCGTTCTTGCGCGTTACAAAATCTCCACAATTCACACCTTTTCAGCGCAAACGTCTAAATTTTTATACGGCTTAAAAAAATCTTGCTGCCATATCTCGATTGACACATAGTGACTCGATGAAGCGAGCTCTTGCCTATTTCTTCGTCGTTCTGGTTTCCATTGCCGCGATTATCGTAGTCCTGCGCGTCGGCGCTACAATGTTGCCGCCTGAGCCAAATGCGCCTGTTGGCATTGCCACGACCACATCTCTGTGGGACGCCCTGCATCAGGCGATCGGGGTTAATCTCGGCACCCCTCTGGCGCATCTTTTCGTCCAGTTGCTGGTGATCATCGTAGCGGTCCAGTTTTTTGGACGCGTATTTACGCAACTCGGCTTTCCGTCTGTCATCGGCGAGATGATGGCCGGTGTTTTCCTCGGACCATCGCTTTTCGGCCTCCTCGCGCCCGGCGCTTTCGCATTCGTGTTTCCACCGCAGTCCCTGCCTACGCTGCAAATGTTAGCCCAGATCGGCGTCTGTCTCTTCATGTTCGTGATCGGCATGGAGGTGAACATGACCCATCTGCGCAGCAAGGCAAGCTCCGCCGTGGCGGTTAGCCATGCAAGCATCGTCGTCCCGTTCCTGATGGGCGTGACCCTTGCGATCTTCCTTTATGCCGAGACGGCAGGACCGAAGGCCACTTTTACCAGCTACGCGTTGTTCATGGGCATATCCATGAGCATTACCGCGTTTCCCGTGCTGGCGCGCATTCTCCAGGACCGCGGGATAACCAACACACCACTGGGCAGCCTGGCGCTGACCTGCGCCGCCGTCGACGACGTCAGCGCATGGACCATCATGGCGTTCGTGGTAGCCATTTCCAGCGCCGGCGGTCTCGGCGGGGTCGTGATGACTATCGTGCTGGTCGGCATCTTCGTCGTCATCATGATTTTCGGCGTTCGCCATTTGCTGCCACGCCTCATCGACAAGCAGGAACTCTCGGGAGGAGAGGTGTCGCACGGCACATTGGCCCTGGTTCTATGGGTTATTGTCGCCTCTGCTTTCTTTACCGAGAGCATCGGCATCCACGCGCTGTTCGGGGCCTTCCTTGCCGGCACAATAATGCCGTCCTCCGTCTCGTTTCGAAAGCATGTCAATCATCGCCTTGAGAAGTTCAGCTCGGTTCTGCTGCTGCCGCTTTTCTTCGTGTTCACCGGCCTGAGGACCAGGGTCGACCTGCTCAACGACTGGTCGAGCGTGTTGTGGTGTCTGGTCATCATAACCGTGGCCACAGCCGGGAAACTCGGCGCCAGCACGATCGCTGCGAAACTGACGGGAAATGGCTGGCGTGAGTCCCTGCAGATCGGCGCGCTGATGAACACGCGGGGCCTTGTCGAGCTGATTGCGCTCAATATCGGCTACGACATGGGAATCCTGTCGCCACGCATCTTCACCATGCTTGTCATCATGGCGCTTACGACAACCATCATGACCGGCCCGCTCCTGACACTGTTCGGCGAAACATCCCACCGCAAATTGGGCCAGGCGCAACCGTCACGCTAGCGGCGCGCCGAGAGGGCCGGACCGGTCTTCTTCCCGATGATGAGCCGTCCTGCCCTGTCAATGCCGGGCAAGAGAGCCTATATAGGGGAAATGGGCCGCTTCGGGCCGCCCTCTCGCCCCAAATATCAACAAAAACAAAGGAAGACCATTGCAGGTATTGGTACGTGACAACAACGTCGAACAGGCCATCAGGGTCCTGAAAAAGAAATTGCAGCGCGAAGGCGTCTTTCGGGAAATGAAGGCCCGGCGCGCTTACGAAAAGCCCTCCGAGCGGCGTGGCCGCGAAAAGGCAGAGGCGGTGCGCAGAACGCGCAAGGCAGCGCGCAAGCTGGCAATTCGCGAAGGCCTCATCGCCGCGCCGGTCAAGAAGCCGCGCCCGGCTTCGCCGCGCAGTGCCGCAGGCACCGGCCAGGCAAGTTGATTTTTTCAAGAATTTGACTGCTTGAAGCGCCGCCCGCCAACGGGTTGTTCCAATGGTGGACGGCGCGCCTGGGATATGTGCTCCTTCTCACAGGGCACATCTTCGCTCATCTGATGACGGGGATGCCACGCGATTCCGCACGTCGCCAGGCCATGGCAGGAACCCGATCGTTTCCTTTTCCTTCCATCCCGTTTCTTCCGTCTTTCATTCCCCAGATGCGCCTCTTATATTCGCGGCTGCTCGCGACACGCGATCGCATGCCGAAGCAGGAGGGCTCCCTATGGCGACATTGCAGAATTTCGATGCCGAAATTGCCAGAACGAAGCAGGTCGTCGAGGAGATGCGCTCCAAGATCGAACAGTCTGGAACCGTGCTGGACACGCTGGCCCAGGCCGACAAGAAGATCGGCGACGCCAATTTCGATATCGAGAATGCCCGCATCGACGACGTGCTCAAGCAGCAGAAGGTGATGGAAGGCAATATCGCCGATCTCATCATCGGGCTGGAAGACGCCACCAACGTCTTCGGCGCCGAATTCGAAAGCATGAAGAACTATACGGGCTGGGAAAACTTCATTGGCATGTTTTCCAAACAGCGGCAGCAGCGCATGCGCACCGACCGCGTCCGCAACATGTCGCTTGCCGGCAATCTGCAGGAGCTGCTGACCAAGTCCGACACCATCGTCGGCATCCTGAAGGCGCAGAAGGATGTACTCGACCAGCGCTACAAGACCTCCGAGGCGAGCCTTTCGCAGGTGATCGAGCGTCGCAAGACGACGATGGCCAATCTGGAAACGGTGCAGAAGCGCATCGTCGAGCTCAACCCCCTGCTGCTCGACATCGAGAACAAGATCGCCTCATCGACCAACCAGAAGGAGCGCACCCAGCTTGAGGGCGAGCGCACCAAGATGGCGACCGAGTACAACGAGAAGCAGGCCAAGGAGCAGGAGCTGCTGGCCGAAAGCCAGACGCTGGAGCGCTACACCTCCATGTTCCAGACCTTCGTGGATTCGCTCAACAACCAGATCGCCGCGCAGGCGACACTGATCAACAAGCTGACCATCGATACCGAGCAGCGCATCGTGCTCTACAAGGCGCTGGAAGACTCGCTGAAGACGGCGGCGCAGCAGGATGTCGCCCACAAGATCAACACGCTTGGCAGCCAGGTCGACAACACGGCGGAGGAAACCATGGCCGGCATCGGCGCGGCGGCGCAGAAGCACATCGGCGACCTGCTTGAAATGCACGAGAAGAACATGGTTGCCACCGCCGACATCCAGCGCCGCAAGAAGCTGGCCGACGACGCTTTCGCCCGGCGCTTCGACGACGTGCTGAAGAAGCACAACTCCGCCAACTACGTGCAGCCGTCGTAA